CTTATAGCGGAGATACTTTTCGATAATACTGTGTCTTTCTGCCAATGTACCATAAATAAAGACGAGAGCATCTTTAGCAGCATCGTATTCATTCGGGAAAATGACAATTTCCTCGTTTGAAAAGGTAACGGTGCAATTTTCCGAATGACAGGCTTCCAAGAACCTCTTAATTTCAAGGAATCCACCAAAGTCAAGCATAGACCGCAGTGTGATACTGCCGTTCTTAACAATCAGTTCTTCTCCCTGCATATTATCCAGCCTTTCTCTGTTCAGCAATCCGATACCATGTCTGGCGGGTCACACCAAGTTGCTTAGCAGCATCCGTGACCGTGAGAATGCGTTTCTCCACCTGCTCATGGAGAATGTCAAAGAGATTTCTGTCATACTCGGTGGGCTTGCGGCCTTCCTTGTAATCGGGGCGCTGACTGGCAATTTTCTTACCCTCTCTGGTGCGTTCAACAATCATGTCACGCTCAAACTCTGCAAAGGCAAGCATCACCGTGCGAATAACCTTGCCGGTGGGGGAGTTGTTCATAACCCCCATGTTCAGGATGTTCACCGAAACGCCCTTATCAATGAACTGGTCTATCAGCTCAAGACCATTCTTAGCGGAACGGGCAATACGGTCAAGCTTCGCCACGATCAGCGTGTCTCCCGGCTGAATTTCAGCCATCAGCTTATCCAATTCAGGTCGATGCAGCTTCGTGCCGGTGTAAACATCCGAAAAGATTTTCTGTGCGCCATTGGCTTTCAGAAGTTCCGACTGGGCTTCAAGACTGTTGCCGTCAATCGCCTGTCCGGCGGAACTGACACGAGCGTAACCGTAGATCATTCAGGTTCACCGCTTTCTGATTTGCTACTTGTTAAAACGTATTCATTCAAAGCGTATTCATGCGACTTCTTAGGGATAAGAACAACGTCATAGTTAAGAACATCAGCGAATTTGATTAAAAGTTCCAAAGACATGGTTTTTCTTCCCAAACGAGTTGCGGCGGCATTTTTTGTTTCGCCGTAACCAAGTTCGTGATTTAACTTTGCCATATTCATATAAGGATTATCTTCCAATATTTTCTTCAGAGCCTTCGTTACATTCATTTTCACTGCCCCCATCTCTTTCTTGATTCCATTATATCACACAAGTGTGACTTGTCAATAGAAAAATGGCAATTTACTATCGATAGGGTCACTTTTTTATCAACACTTTTTTGTGTTAGTTTACAGCTTGTATAATTATCGTATTATCAAGTTTTACTATAAATTTCCTCTCTAATTCTAACACATTAAAGTGTCAAAACCACTATCAAAAATGTACACGAAAACGTGTTTTAACGTACAAATTATACAAATCGGGCTGTTGACAACTATATACCAAGCGTCTATAATCTAAGACAGCAGAACACACGATGAATCAGCCAGCAACGGCAGATTTATCCTTTGTGGCATAAAAAAATAGGCCATCAGCACCACCGACCAAAGTTGCACTGATGACCTATTCCACCACAAAACAGAAGCTGCGCAACCAAGGGCGCAGTCTCGGTTTCTGTCAATTATTATAGCAGAAGCAGACAACTTCTGCAATAGAAAGGAGCAAAAAACATGAACTTTCCCACGACAACCGAAGAATTTCTGAAAACCATCGCACACGGCAAAGAGCCGACCAGCGAGGACAGGGACTATGCTGAAGCGCTTGGTAAGCTGTCCGAACTGAACTACCGGGCAGGGTACGAAGCGGGAAAAACGGCTACAAAAAACTGATGTTATACCGCAAAATTCTATGTTTTATAAATTACATCGTAAAATATAGACGCAAGATAGTTTTTGCAGTATAATATAATTACGCCGAAAGGAGGTGAACGAGTATGACGTACAACAACCCGAATGGTGCACAGTGCAACGCCAACGTCAGCAAGGAAATGCTGGCAGAGATCAATCGCTACTGCACCGTATGTGACCTTAACCGAAGTCAGTTTATGCGCAGAGCCATTTCAGAGTATCTGCAAAACCATCCGCTGCCAGATAAAAACGAAAAATGATACGTCCGCTTGGGTCGGCAAACTTTAGCGAACGTATCATGTAAACCCTGAGAGAAGCATTCTCTCGCCGTTATTATAGCAGAAAATCGCTTCTCTCACAAGTGAAAAGGAGCTTTTTAATGCAACTTTCTTTGTCTGAGAACATCAAAATCTTCAACAACGCCGAGTTTGGCGAAATCCGCGTCATGCTCATTGACGATGACCCTTGGTTTGTTGGCAAGGATATTGCCGCAGCACTTGGGTACGTCAACACGAAAGACGCTCTTGCAAAGCACGTTGACGAGCAAGATAAGCGTCAGGGAGATGGGGTAGCGTTTTGCGACCCCATGGGCAGAGAACAGCATCCGACCATCATCAACGAATCCGGCCTGTACAGTCTGATTTTCAGCAGCAAACTGGAAAGCGCACAGCGGTTCAAGCACTGGGTCACTCACGATGTCTTGCCGTCCATCCGCAAGCATGGGATGTACATGACCGACAATCTGTTGGAGACGGCTATTGCCAACCCGGACTTCGTGATCGGGCTGATTCAGAACATGAAGGCTGAAAAGGAAAAGAGCGCAGCATTACAGATGCAGAACAATCAGCTCTGCGAGAAGAACGAGGAGATGCAGCCTAAGGCGGACTACTTTGACGACCTCGTGGCGTGGAACGTGTCTACCAACTTCCGCTCTACCGCAAAGGAACTGCGTATTCCTGAACGCCTGTTCATCAAGATGCTTATCTCCGATGGTTACATCTACCGTGACAAGAACAAGGGCATCCTGCCGAAAGCTGGCAAGGGTGACGGCCTGTTTGCGGTCAAGGAATACTGCAACCAGAAGAACAAGCACGGTGGCGTACAGACCAGAGTAACGCCGAAAGGCCGTGAGACGTTCCGTCTGCTCTATGCAAGCATCCGTAGAAGCGTATAACAGCAAATAAGAAAAGCCAGTGGTTAGAGAACATCTAGCCGCTGGCTTTTTTTCATTTAGATTAACCCGCTGCGAACGAAGCGGAAAGCGTAAATTCAAGGTAAGCGAAGATGATAAGCATAACAACTATAAGCACAATCTTGCCAGCACTTATATATTTTCTGTTTTTGCCGCCACATTCAGGACAAGTCTTAGCCGTTTTAGAAATCATGTGACCGCAGTGTTCGCAAGGAATCAAATCGCTCTTAGGCGTTTTGTTTTCCATTATGTTCTCCTTATTCATCCACAAGGTCTGCGTACTTGACTTCGATGCGGGGCAGTTCATCAGTGGTGCTGGTCAATGCTCTAGTGATTTTCTCAAGCCCTGTAAACTCACCATAGACGTTAATAATGTCATCTTCCAGAATCTTCACGGTATCGCCACCACGCTTATCCAGCATATAATACTCGTCATCGGCATAGAAGCCGTATCCGCTATTGTCCGTGTAGGTTCTCCATGCTTTTTCGCTACCGGAGAAGTTTGCGTCAATAATCTGTGATACCTTTACCTTGACTACAATCTTAGTTCCTTCATACTTTTCAGGATAGCGGCACAGTTCCTTATAGTCCACAGTCTGGCACTCTGCCTTGTAATCATCCTCGCTGATTTCAGGCACAACAGATGCAACGGAAGAAGCGGTGGATGCGCTTGCTTTAGACGTTTCTTTACTGTCGCTTGCAGAGCTGTCAGAGCCGCTACCAGAGCTGCCAATAGCGGACAGAACAATCAGTACGATAATAGCGATGAACCACCAGCGCTTGTAGATGGGCGGCTTGTTCTTACCGCCACACTGAGGGCAGACCTTTGCACTTGCGGCAATCTCCGCGCCACAGTGTTTGCACGTTGTCATTTTACTTTTAGCCATTGTAGATTCCTCCCTTTCAAGGCTTGTAAGGCAAGTATAGCACAGAACACAGACCATTTGTAGGGGTCTTTTTGTTTTTGCGGGAAATTTTTGAGATTGACAATAGGGGTGGGGTAATTTTTTGAGCCTTTTTTTATTTTTTCGGTGGTGACGGGACTCACCTGCCCCACCCCAGGCTCGCCCCATATACCCCGCCGGTGGAGACACAAGCCCCCAGCGCACCTGGACGGACTGCACAGAACAGGCAGCAGCGCAGGCCGTGCCAGATGAAAAGCAGACCATGCCCGCAACAGGCCGCGTACAGGCACACACGCCCGGACGCTGGACACGTTGCACCGGTCTGCGACCGATACCAGACAGACCACGCCGGGAAGATCAGGACTGTGCAGGCGTTGAAGGGCGCGGGGCACGTCCGAAACTGAGCAGATACGGACACACACAAGCCGCCTTGCATCAAGTCACATTTTTGTGACGTTTTGTTGCCTGTGCAACGGTTTTGCCCTTTACAAAGTCACACAAGTGTGATATTATAATGTCACAAGATGAGTCACACAAGTGTGACGCACACCACCACAAAACAGGAGGACAAAAACCATGAAAAAGACCATCGACTATACCGCACTTGCAGATACCATCCGTGCAGAGCTCAACGCCCGCCGCGATCGCAGCACGTGGGACAAGGCCGTCACGTTGTACGCTCTCGACCTGCTGGACGATGTGCAGGAGGGTGCGGACAATATGGAGCGCTTGCCCCTTGACGGTGCAGAGCTTGAGCGGTGGGCGCTCAACGGTGCAAGCTGCTGGGAGCAGTACAGCAACGGCGGTTGCTCTATCTGCTACAATGCCGATATCGCCGCCCGCGTCTGCACTCCCTCCGAACTCAAGCGCACCGACGGCGGCATGAACAACCCCAACAGCCGGGAAACGTGGCTTGACGTGCAAGCCCGCGCACTGTATCAGGCTTGCAACCGTATCCGCACCATCTGCCGCACCAACGGCCTTTATTACGAGGCATAAAAATGACGTTGTTTGAAGAAAAGGTGAACGCATACCGCGAAAACAAGCGGTTAATTGAAGAGTTAGAAGCAATGAACGACGCGGTAAAGGCTGAAATTATTGACATGATGCACGGCGCGCCGGAAATGGTGCAGGGCACAGCAAAGGCCATTTATAAGGACGTGCAAAGCGTACGGCTTGATAGCAAGCTTTTGCAGGTAGCGCACCCGGATATTTATGCTGAGTGTAGCAAAAAGACCGTTTACAAGCGGTTTAGCGTGGTTTGAGGGGGTGTGACAAGTGATATTATCCTGTGTCCTGTTTTTCTTCTGGTTTTTCTCTGCGCTGTTCAAAGCATCCAAATAAGAAGCATTTCACCCGGTCAGAAATGGCCGGGCTTTTCTTTTGCCTTGCATCTGCTGATGGTGCAGGGCTTTTATTTTGCCCTGCTGCAATACAGCCACACACAAGCGTTTGCAATGCGTTTTGTGCAGTTCATGCAGTTATACCGCCAACGCCGCAAAACAGCGCACAGGGCTTTATAGTGGTGTTTACTGCGATTGCACCCACTCAACCGCCGCAAATAGCAGACCGACGCAAGCGGCTATAATACCACCTGCGCCGCGCTGGAGCGCACACACGCGCCCGGACGCCCTGCACCGATACCGGATATTACCGCCACGCCGGACGCTGTACAGGTCAGTGCAGACCGCCTATTATAATAAGGTATATAAGGGTGCAGGGGCGCGCCTGTTATGGATCCATGCCAGACGGCGCAGCATACCGCAGACCATGCCAGCCCGGCGGCTTGCAGTCTGGCACCGGGTCAGCCTGGCACCCTCCACCCGGCGGGGCAGTCCAGCGGCAGAGTCGCAGCGGGCGGCGCGGAACCATTGACGGCTCCCGCCGTATCTCTTTTCGGGCTTTCGCCCGATAGCTAATAGAGGTCAGCAATAGTCGTAACAGCTTCTGGAATAGTCGTAGCCAATAGTCGTAGTTTCTCCAATAAAATAGTCGTAGAATAGTCGTAAAGTCGTCAGATGACTAGCTTTTGAAAGTCCTATATATCGTATAGTAGCGAGCAGTCCGCTGATAGTCGCAGAGTAATAGTCGTAGCGTTTTCTTGCGAATCATCGTTAAATAGTCGTGTATTTTTTGTGTGAAATAGTCGTTCGCCTTTTAGAGAAAGAGAGATGCGATAGTCGCTAAGTCATCCGACCACTCCCAAAATCATCTCTCATTCCAATTTCGCATAATTCATTCCTCCGCTAGTTATATCTATTTCGCATAATAACCGTACTTATTATAGTATACAGATATAGTTACTCCCGATAATCGCGGATTATTTCGCATAATAACTCGTACCTTCCGATTCGGTCTGTTCTTTCCCGTTTTAATTCCCAGTAACGCACTATGGTATATCATTCAATCCATAGCATTCTACTAGGAACAGTCAATGCAACATTTTTACATATTCAACCGACTACAAAATGAAGTCAATTTTCCATGTGAAATAGTCGTAGCAGTTGATTGATTAGATGCTGTTACCGTTAGAGGTCACCCGGTCGGCGCGGTGCGCCGGACGATAGAGGGTGACGTAGCGTAGAGGTTAACTGGACGGTCTGCCTATATTCAGCCAATAAGAGCCTGACGGAAGATGCTGGTTACGGTCTGCTCTGCTGGCTAACGGTGTAGCTTTGGAGATAGAGGGTTGTAGGGGGAAAGAACCTTTGCAAAAACATTTGGTTGTCATTTTCAGTTGTCGCAGTTGTCGCACCATTTTCGGCGTGGGGGCCTCAAACAATTTATTTGTTTGAGGGGGGAGTTGGGGGGATTATAGTGGGTAATAGGGGTTGTAGGGGAAAGAGGGGGAAGAAAGGGGGGAAGATTGGATGCGAACGCATCATGTGCATCCATTTGCATGCAAACGCATCACGCTGATAGTCGTAGCCATATCAGCCCCAACGCCACTCGATCGAGACGGTTCCTACTCAAAATCAGACCTTGCCGTTTTCTCTTGATAAATAACAGACGAAAAAAGCACGGAATAGTCGCAGAGGGTAGTTTTACTACCTGGCACCATTCCATGCTTTTCATTCCATTTGTTAATTGGTGATTATAGCGGAGATTTGAATTCTACTGTCTGCTTGCATCTTGCGCATACGCTCCGCAGCCGCTTCTTTCTGTTTGTCCGTCATAATTCTTGTGGTTGCAAACCGAACCAGTCGCTTGGGCATCTCATACCACTTACCGTCCTTGTCCTGTTTGACCAGCTTGTACGATGCAGGCTCACGTTCGCACAGCTTGTCAAGCTTGCGCATATACACCGGGTCAGCGGTATAAACCGATGCAGTATCTTCCGCTGCATTGAAGTTGACGATGGTCTCTTGTTCCAGTCGAGTGATGTTCATAATCGTTTTCCTCCGTTTGTTGATTGATAAAAAATATTTATTGGGTTCAGACGGTAACTTTATCGCCCAGACCCTGTTATCTGTTTTCCTTGCCTATTCTACCGTGACGATACGAGCACAGAAGCGATGCTAGGCTACTATCACTCAATCGCTTCGTATGTTTTCTCGAAAATATCAGGCTTGCATGGGTATATTTCGCCATTTACGCCACGAATGATATAATCGCCTGTCCTCGCAATCATAGTCCCTTCGAGCGTTTTAATCTCGCACCACGCAGGGTCATCGTAAAACTTTCCGAAGTTATGCGTGATAATATCATTGCTACTTACTGCATCCCAGAACCAATCTGCTCCAACAAGTCCTCGTGCATTGAGCTTGAACGCTTCGATAACAACTGGCTTCTTGCGGTATTTCATGTTTATTCTCCTCTCGTTACATCCACACGCATTCTTTGAACTGCTGTGTTTCCATCTGGAACGTGATGTCCAGTGTCCCCACGTTACCCTCTTTGTTCTTCTCAAGCGCAAAGTGATAATGCTCTTCTGGTCTCTTTTGCGTTTTCACTTTCTGTGCCAGCAGGATGATTGCATCTGCATCCTGCTCGATTTGCCCGGATTCTCGCAAGTCTGCGGCAGTCGGCGGGATACCCGCTCTTGCGGTCTCTCGATTGAGCTGTGCAAGTGCTACCACCAGTGTTCCTGTGGACTGTGCGAACTCATGCAGTGCCATGCTGATTTCCGTGACGGCACTGTATCGGTCTTTCGCTCCGGCTTGATGAATAAGTTGCAAATAGTCGATGAAAACCACTTTGGCTTGCATCCTGATGGACTGCGTTCTAATCCACCCAACGCTCTTACCAGCGGCAGAGCGGACGAACAGCGGATATTTCTTGATAGCTGCCAGTCGGTCAAGTTCGTCAACGCTTACGGTCTTGTTTTTGACCGTGTGCAGCGGTACGCCTAGCTGGTTTGCGATGATACGAGCGTAGAGTGTATCCGGGTCAGTCTCTAGGCTGAAATACGCTACCTTGCGTCCGTTCTTGGCTATTTCACAGGCAAGTTGCAAGGACAGAGCAGTCTTGCCAGCAGACGGTCTTCCGCCGATCACAACGAAGTTGCCCGGCACAAGATGCAAGTTGTTATCCAACACTCTAAGCCCCGTGCTGATATACTCCGGCTTATCATCCAGCTTGCGGATGTAGTTGTCTATGCCATCGCACATCGGAATGAAGTCGCTTCTCTCGTTGTGTAGATTGATAGCTTCGCCTAGCTGCTCATAGATGCCTGTCAAGTCTGCGTATCTGGTCGAGCTATCAACGATCTGGAACGCAAGTTCTCTGGCTCTGGACAATGCTGCTTGTTCCTTGACGATTCTAGCCCATCCAAGCATCATGTCGTTGGTGACATTACGAATGAACTCTGCACTGAAAGCATCCAGACATTTGCCCATTGCTTTCTTGCAGTTATCGTACCGCCCCATGACTTCTACCGGGTTCCACTTGTCATTGTGTTCCCAATAGCCGAGAATGGCAGCGAATGTATCACGCAGTTCAGGGCAGAAATCGTCGATTTTAAGGTCTTGCAACACATCGGCATACTCAGAAAACGTGAGGACTGCTCCCAGCAGGATGTATTGGGTCTGATTTTCAATATTCACCGCAGAAAGTCTCCCTCGTCAGGTAATTCAGCCATTGTTTGCTGATAGCCACCGTTCCAGTCCTTCACGTTGCGCATCCAGTTCCGTGCAGCAGCTTTCCAGTCCTTCATAGGCGATTTTCCGACCTTCCAACCATTTGCCGTGAAGTGGTCAACAAACCGCTCTGCTTCTGATTCCATGTAACCCTTATCGGTGAAGTACTCTTTGGCTTGCTCGATAGTCGGTGCTTTGAAGCGTTTGACTTCGTTGGTATTTTTCTTTTCACATTTTTCTTTTTTATCAGATACAGATACAGAATCAGATACAGATAAGGCATCGTTTGCATCCATTTGCATATTTTGCATACAAGTGTATGCGTTTGCATCATTGGTATGCGTTTGTATGCACTTGCATTTTTCATCGTTCCAACGCTTATTTGCGCTTCGCCTGTTTTTCTCGATTCGTTCCTGTCTTTTCTGTACGTTCATATCATCAAACGCCTTAACGACTTTCCAGAGCATCCGCATAGCACGGTCGTTGTCGTATGCTGGCTCAAGTCCAGTCTCAATATACTGTGCATAGTTGCGGATGAATGCTCCAAATTCCTCGTCTGTCAGCTCGTCCATCGCATGAACGTGTTCCAACAGAAGAATCATTGATGTTCTCGGCTTGTGTTCCTGCTCCATACTCAATCCTCTTTGTAACGGCTGTTCCACCGGCTGATGATTTCTTGTCGTCCGTCTTTTTCGTCATACGGTGACAAAACGCCATCTTCACCAAAGCTATAGTAAGCGCTATTGCTCATTGATGCATTATGACACTTTTCACACAGAATCATCCATGTTGTGTGGTATCTTCTCTTTGAATCCACTTGATGCAATCCATCGTGATACAGCGTCGGAATAGACCCGCAGAACGGACATCTCTTAAGTTCTTCCATCTTTAATTCTCCTTAAAACAGGCACTCAGCGTCAGATTCACGCAGCCAACCTTCGCCCGGAATGTTGACTATCTCATAATACTTTCGTGCAACGTAGATTGTTTTCTGTCCGTCCTCAGCAATCAGGCCGACAATCAGATAGTTGCCAGCAGCCATAAAGAACCAAGGGGTTGCTCTTGTAGGTCTCGCCCTTCATCCAGTTCTTCATTTTGTTCACAGCTTTTTCAATATCCTTATCGGGGCAGTCCGGGTTTTCGTATGCAAAGAAATCTTCAGGAAATTTAAGTTTTTTCACTTTCTAAATCCCTCTCTCGTTCTCGTGATTCGTTTGTAACCTTCATGTAGCTTTGCGCCTTTACGGTATACAGGTCGATTGTGCTTTTGCTTGATGTAACCGCACTGCGTTTCGGACTGCCTGATAGCATTTGCAAGCTGTTCAAGTGATGCAGCGCATCGGTTCATCGCTTCTGTTAACGCTTCAAATCCATCCATATTTAGTCCTCCGTAGGTGGTTCTGGCATATTTGCCCCAGTGCGTCACTTGTGCGTACTTTTCGCCAAACTCGCTTTTCTCGAAATTGTAGTAGCCTTCGTAGGTATCAGCCCAGCATCGACCCTTCCAAACCGCCTCAAATACTTCTGGTTTGTCTCCAATAAGGGTTTTAAGGGTTTGAATTGAAACAAGCACCGCATTGCAATCGTCAGGTGGAAGCCCTTCTTTTTCAATGGAGTGCCAAATCACTTTTCTTTCGCTCATATTATCCTCCTATACCATCGGAAACGCCATCCAATGCGTCACCGTCACATCTTTCGGCAGTCTCTCGCCTATCTCATCCCAGAACTGGCCGTCTGCGTAACAGCCTAGAAAATACGTTGTCGGCGAGATTCCTTGCAACATTTTTCCATCTTTATCACGCCACGTTGTCTTAGTCGCAAGCAACAAAGGCTGCGTCCGCTCTCGTGGCGGCTCGCTTGCTGGATGCCAAAGCGTGTTAGCCATGCGCGTTCTCCATTTTCGCTCCACAGTTGGGGCAGTAGTTCCAACGTGTATGATGATTTTTTGTGTGGCATCTGCTACACTCGAACCTTGTAAATGTACCGTCCTGTATAATCCATCTCCATCTAGCAGTGCTCTCTAAGGCTGTCGGGGCATCTTCCACAACGTCAATGGCATCGCCAATACCGCAAGCTCTGCATCTAACTCCATTGTAGTTCTCGCAACCATCACAATATGCTTTCTTGATTCTTTCAATAAGTGCGCTTCGTTCAAGGTATTCTGGATAATTAGACATTGTTATACCTCCACAGTAGCAAGAACGGTTGCGTATCCAATCAAGAAAATAGCGACATTGATAACCGCACAAGCAACAACCTTGATGACGGTGCTATCAATATATTCGTCCAAAATTTCCCAAAGGACATATCGTTCAAACAGATAAATGGGAGATACAAACAATATACCCACCATCGTTGTCAAAACGATGCCTAAAGCGACTTCATATATCTGCATTGTCTTTTCTCCCTTTAATCTCCGTCCCACACGCCGTCAGGACGCATCTTTGCAAACGCCAGCAGACCGTACAAGGCTCGTTTGGCGTTGCCCTCCGTGGCGTTCCAGTAGTCGCTGTCGTCCACATCGTCACCTAGTGCAGAAATAGCTTTTTCAAGCATCGGGATGCTTTCTGCGCCTGTTTTGCCATAGATGGAGCGGATTCCACCCTCACCAAACACTTCCGGGCGATAATAGAAGTGACCGTAATTATAGGTGATGTTGAGCCACAGTTCTTTTGTGCCACCCATAGCGCGCATACCACCAGCGATAAAATGCGCACTATCCGCTTTGAGCGGTTTATGCGTTACATGGTCGCATAGATAAATATCGTAGCTCATTTTCTCATCTCCCATTCCTTGCATCCACGTTCGTCCCACAAGAAGTCTGCAACGCTTTCTGACTGGTCGTTCACACACACGCCCTCAGGCTCTGCGTACCATTTGCAAGAGCCACAGGACGGCTCAGATTTGTTCTTGCAGGATTCTGCTGTGCATCGGATGGCCTTGCCAGCAGAGAACTGCTTGATGCCCATGCAAGAGCAATGCTCGGTGGTGCAGTAAATCATTCTAGCCTCCTCCAACCGATAAACTCACACAGGCCGATGGTCTGCATGTCGCATCTGTGTGTGTATTTGACTGTCGGCAGGCTAAAGCCCGTTAAATTGTTGCAAATAGTCTCAAGGCCAAAAAGTTCGTCAAACGCATTGTCAGGAATTTTTGCATCTTTTGCATTGTAGATAATCGCTCCACACTTCTTACAACGCCATACAGAACATCTTGTCATTGTCTCTGCCCTCTCTTTCCCCTGTTGAACCGCCCGATCACTCGCTTATACTCTGCATAGCACTCCGGGCATAGGTCGCCTGTGTCCCTGCGCCAAGCCCAGTCCTTGAAGTATTCGTCAGGGTCCATCATCCTGCCGCCCAGAACTGCTCCGCAGCGGTCACATACTCGCTTGTGGTAAATTCCTCTGTCAGTTTGCATTAGTCAAAATACTCCTCTTCCAATTTTAAGTCGCGAGGGTCAAGATAATAGTTTTTGCCTTTGTAGTTGCAAAGGTAATACGTTCCATAAAGATTTTCTATTCTCTTGACGAGTTCTACCTTTGCTCCGGCTGGAATCCTCTCTTTACCTTGAGCAATATGTGTTTTCCAATCTTCGTCCTCTAACTCTCTTTTCGTAACAAAAACAACCATTGTTTATTTCTCCTCCCCAACATCCTTGAACAGGATTTCTTTGTAGGCTTTCCAGTCTTTTATTTTGCACGGAATGTCCGTGCCAGGCACGGTCTTTTTCAGACCATCCATCTGCCAGACGTTCCATGAGATGGTATCCGCGATGCAATCAAGAAAAATTGGCATGAAGCCGATTTCCAGCTTTTCAGCATCAAACCGATACCTAAAATTTTCGATCAGTGTCAGGAACAGGTTGCACCTTGCCAGCAAGAGATTGTCTCCCTGCCACTCATAGCCGTATGTTGATGCGTAAGCACTGATTGCCCAGCACATCCACATATCGTAGTCAGAGAACTGCTCTGCCAAAACATTCAGCTTCCTATCCAGCAGACCGATTCTGTCTGGCACGGCAATTATCTGCCCTGTGGTGGTATCGTATCGACTTGTCAGGAACGGTGCTTCGCCACAGGTTACTTCAAGACAAGTCTTGTTGATGTACTCCTTCCAGTCCTCGCCCTTCAGGTCGTTTTCGGCAACGTCTGTCATCTTCTCGCAAACCCAAGTCGGCGTAAACACCTCTGCTTTCTTGTTGGTTCGCTTCTTTTGGTCTGCCAGCCGTTTCTGTACACGAGGGACAAGCTGAACCTTGTCCAGCTGTTCCAGCGTGATTTCATCTGCAAAGCCAACGTCCAGTTCGGGCGGTGGGTCTGTCGCCCAGATGATGTTCTTGCCTGTCGTGTGGTCTTGCAAGAGGACAGGCAGGAACGTGCGTAGGCAGGGGTCGGAAAAATCAATCAAAGTTCCCATTTGTCAGCCCTCACCATGATTGTGTTCTTCTCTTTCAGCCAGTCCTTGACGCAATGAAAGCAATGCTCACGGTTCTGGCAACGCTCCGGGTCACGATGTTTGATAAGTTCGCAGATGCCCCGCGTAAAGTTTTCTGTAATATCTTCGTCCGTCATGGAACGGATAAAATCGCCGTTAGTCATGTTCCACCACCTCTCTGTACTCCACGTCAATCCCTTTTGGCAAAGCCGTCTGGTACTTCTGGGCGAGCTGTTCTGCGCTCTGAGCATCGCCCAACGGCTGTTCAGGCGGCGCAACGGTGACTTCCACGTTGTCACGCATACCAAAGTAGTTCTTGGCTCGGAAAATCCACTCTGCCGGGTTCTCCTGACCATACATACCGTTGTATGCCCACATGGATTGCATTTGCAGAATCAGCTTCAAGATGTACTTCTGCTGTAAGCTGTCGTCACGGCGTTTGCCCGCCATAATCTGCTTCAGGCTCACCCATTCGATGCCAAGAACCAGCGCAATCCATTCCACCACAGGGGAGATTCTGGCTTCGATGCAAGCGTCAAAGAAGAAGTCAAGACGTTGCTGCACTTCAATCGGGTTGTTCATGTCCACGCTCGGAAGGTCGCCAAAATACTTGGCCGCAATCATGCCGATGACCTTCTTGTCCTCTTCATCGCCGATTCTCGACTGCAAATCGCCCGTATTCAGCATCTTAGACCTCGTGATAGCTAACTCCTGCTGTTCTTTCACCTTTTTACTTACCTGTGAGCGGATAGATTTCCGCTTGTTAAGCATCTGTTGTTTCTTCTTCTCTCGCTCTTTCTCACGCTTTTCGGCGGCTTCTTCTTTCGCCTTTTGCGCTCGCTTCTCACGCTTTTTCTTTTCAGCTTCAGTCAGCGGCGGTCTGCCACGACCACGCTTCGGGGGTGTTGCCAAGAGTTATCACCTCTTTTGATCTTTTTCTGCTCTTTCAAAGAAAAATTCGATTTCCTTTTCGTTTTCAATTACATTTCCGTAAGCTACGCCAATTTTGTAAATGTAATCATTTCTTAGTTTGCGTGGAATTTCATAAATGTATCGACGGAATACTTCTAAGGAATTTGCACGTTTATAGTGATTGCACATTCGACAAGCTGGCATCAAATTTGAAATATCGTTTGCGTTTTTGTTATCCGGTTCCAGTGTCCTTAACGGTTTGAAGTGGTCTACCTGCATATCCTTATAAGAAATTTCCCTGCCACAATACGCACAGTGTCCATTATATTTCTGATACACAACTTCACGGATTTTCTTATTGATTGCCATGTATCAGACCTTCTTTGGTAGTTCAGGAAGGGGCATCCAATGCGTAATGCTCCATGTTTTTGACGATAAATAAGAGCAGCGTTTCCAAATGTTCGTTTCTACATCGTAAAACGCCCTATCAGCAAATCTAACAGAAAGTCCTTGAACGACAACTAAATATGCGCCAGTTTTTTCTGGTGTTCTGCTATTAACCGCAATCCAGTCTTTCTCGCACACGCACCGACCAAGCGGATTGCTGGGCATCTTCATCGGGCAGTAAAGTTCGTTGTCCATCATTTCCACCCCATCACAACAGCCGTACAAACGGCCAGACACACGTTGACGAACAGCCAGACAAACATTGCCTGTCGTTCTTCAAACAGGTTGTCTGCCGCGTCTTTGATTGTCCGTTCGGACTGAACTACCACCGCCAGCAGGACTAGGCAGACCAGCCAGCGAGTTACAAATTCAAACATTGTTATCCTCCATCAAATCGTCCATGCTCAACTGACCGCTGATGTTGTCATCTTCCATCCACCAGCGAAATACGTCCATGCCGGTCTGCCAGTCGCACGGTAAACCTCTCAATCTTCACCGAACATTTTTGCGCCACAAGATGGGCAGTAGTTCCACATATCATCAGGATCATCGTAGTCCCAACTGGTAGAAATCTCGCAGCCGCAGTGTGAACACTTAAACCAAATATCATCACCCGGCCTAACAGGTTCCCAACTCGCTTTCGGTCGCAACGTTTCCGGGTCGATTGTTTTGCTATTACGAACAATTTCCTTAGCGTCTCTTACTCCGTCAAAATAGCCCTCTTTATAATCATCATTCTCTCTGGTTGTATAAAACAAATGATTTTCGACAGTATTGGCGTAAATCAATCTTTTATCGCTCACTTCTGTTCTCCTTTCAGCCAGTCGTTCAGTTTTGCCATGCAAGAGGGGCAAAGGACAACGGTTTCATCTCTTATCGAGTAAATCCCTTTATCATCGCCAGCAAGACACTTTACAATAGAATTGCTTTCAAATTGGTTAAGTTTGTCATCAAACGGTGTCATGTATTTCACATCGTTGGAAAGTAGAAACGCTTCGCCGCACCTATCGCATACCATTGTCATTTTCTTTCTCCAATCTCTTTAGCAGCCCATCAACGTCATACCGCCAATGGACACGCAGCCTTTTTGCTTTGACCTCTATCCCCTCTTGCTCTGCCCACTGCCAAGGGATGCTCTTGCGGCTCTCGTTGTAACGGAACGCCAGAACCTTTCTGGCAGGGATTGCAAAGGTGCGGTTGACTGCTCTGTAATTGACTATCACATGGGCGGTCTGACCGCTGTACCCCATCGCATCCACCATGTCAGTGATGTGCTTTTCCTTGCGATATTTGCACTTTGCCTTGTCGTACTTGCCGAACACCTTTTCCAGAGGGATAGAGGGCGTTTCGATGGTTTTCAGTTCAAACAGGTGGTTCATCGGGTATCGGTACACAAGGAAGTCGCAGATGTTGTCTATGGAAAAGGACAGGTTCTCGTTGCCGCCATAGTAGGTGGCAGCACTGTCTTTCAGGCGGTAGCACCACGCATCGGATGGGACGGATGCTTTGAAGTCTGCTTCAAACTGCTTGCCGGTGTTCATTCGTTGTCCTCGACCTTTTTAGCTTCTCTGATACGCAGTTTAGCAAGTTCGCTATTTGCATATCGCAGTTGCCAGCTACCAAACCAGCCTTTGTGAACAAGTTTTCCGGCGCAGTAAACAAACTCCTGCTTCATCAGGTCATCAAGTGAAATGATGTAACAGCCCGGTTTATACTTTCTTTTGTTCATTTTCGTTTTCCTTAGGAATTTTAGGAATCTGCATCCAGAACTTAACCGCTCCCCGCCTTTCTTTTTCGCCCCATTGGCCATTTCTAAACTCTCTTGCAGAAATGCAATTTTCAAAGCACCAGAAATCGTAGACGGTTAGATAAATTCCATCTTCGTCAGGTTGTTTATCTTTAACGCTTGTCCATGCAGTCGATGGGGCATTTTCAAGCTGTTCGGCAAGTGCCAAAACAAGGTCGGCAGCGCAGTCAAAGGCAACGCCTTTATCATATTCAGAGTAAATTCCGCTGTTCATAAGCGCTTTAGCTTCGGCTTTTTTACTGTTCCCGCTTTTCTTCCACTCTTCAATAATCGGTTCTACGTCAATAAGTCTCATCCTCGTTCACCTCTAAATTCACTTCCGAGAAACCGTTTCTTTCCTTTTTCCCGGTGCTTGTCCTCATAATCACGGTGGTACACGCTCTGGCTATGGTTCAGCTCATACACGAAAGCCTTGCGTTCCTCAAAGTCTTTCTTCTCTGCCTTGTACTTCTCGCAGGTGTCGTGGCAGGCTTGGTGGCGTGATGTGCAATCTTTGCAACAGGTAATCATTCTTCGCCGAATCTCCTTTTTGTTACAGCCATCGGGAACTCTTCGATTTCACTTGCCCACCGGGCGGTTCCCTCGCCGTATGCTCTTTGCCAGACCAGAGGGAAACCGCCCAGTGTAGGTTTTTCTTTCAGGTAAGGGCGCATCCTCTGCACCAACCAAAACCATTGTGGCAAAGCGATCGAGTTGCCCAGAGCCTTGTACCGTGGACTGTCAGCGTATTTGTGCTTCTTTCCTTTGCTATCCGTCCAGTCACCAATGTTGGTGTAATCGTCAGGGTAGCCCTGTAACCGTTCACACTCAACAGGGGTCAATCTGCGAACAATCCAACGGATGGCTTTCTCTGCAATCAAGCATTCGCTACCATTGCCGATGTTTCCGGCTTTTGCTTTCAAGGTTGAGCATTTGTCGCTTTCTTTGTAGTGGCTGAAAGACTGCTCGTTGAAAGTCTTACGTTCGATTGCGATAGCCGTGTAGTCTGTGATTCTGTTTTCGTGGTCTCCTGTTATGGTTGGACAAGTTCTGCCGTCACCATTTCCTCTTGCGTCATAGACGACTTTTTCGCTTGTTCGATCACATCCAGAAGGGCTTGCCTGAGAATGTCCGGGAGTTGCTTCCCACGCCTTGATGCTCTCGTCAGAATTCCTTGACACGCCCGTGCGCTCAAATAGTATTTCTGCGGCACGTTGTCCTCCAAAATCTGCGACAAGAGCGATTCGCTTTCGACGCTGGGGGACTCCCCAATGTTGAGCGTCGAGCTGTCGCCAAGCAAGGCTCCATCCGTCTCCTGAGATTGCTCCAGCTTTGCTCCATCTGCCCCCCCTACCCGAAGGTCGAGGAATTGAAACGTCTGGTTGTTCCACGCGGGCAAGTTCTTCCAACACGGCTCTGAAATCTTCTCCTCCGTTGGAACTGAATGCTCCGGGTACGTTTTCCCAAACAGCGAAAGTTGGATACATTCCATTGGTGGCTGTCCTCATTTCCTTAATGATTCTTGCGGCATCCAAAAACAGCACGGAACGGTTGTCGTCAAATCCGAGCCTTTTTCCCGCCATAGACAAGCCCTGGCAAGGACTTCCGAACGTGATGCAGTCCACAGGCTCTATCTGGTCGCCGTGAATCTTTGTAATGTCGCCTAAGTGTTTCATCTTTCCAAACGCCCGTCCAGCCAGATAGCACAGCTCTTATATAAGGTAGGCGGTCATGACTTTGCAGAAGCAAAAGCCTTGCTCATATCAGCGATAATGTCATATCGGTCTTGATACTTGCTATACACGGTCGTTCCAGTGCCAAGCCCAATCTGCGTCTGGTTGATAGATGCAGGAACTATGTAGATGCTTTCTTTTTCTTCGCTCTTTGCAATCAAAAAGTAAACATCACAAGTCGGAAAGCGTTTTTCAAGGTTAAACGAATAGCAAAAACTCTTATTTGCTTTGCTCGGCCTTGCCGTTTTCACATCAACCTTAACACTTCCATTAACATAAAGGTCATAGGCGTATCTAGTTGACATTCGCTCAACCGCAAATCCATGTTCTTCCAGCAGTTTTGTAGCAAGGTCTTCGCCATACTTTCCGAATTGCGTTTCGCTTTCTTTCATTTCGATATTAAGGATTTCAGCTATTTTGTAATAGCCACCCGGAAAACGGCGAATTGCATTTGTCAACTTGTCGTTTCCGTAATACTCGCTCAATTCACTTCTTGATGGCATTCTGGTTAAACCAGTGGCAGACATACAGGCTTTCACATACAGCAAGATTTTATCTTGCGTCCAATGCGTTTTTTCTTCCCGATTCATGCGCATCTCCAATCAGAAGGGCAACGAACCATCATCGTCAATCACCGAGAAGTCATCTGTGTTGCCCTGAGAGTAGTTCTGCGGTGCATCCTGCGCCCGATCAGCGGGTTTGCTGTCCGACTTGCCACCGCAGAAGTCAACCTTGTTTGCCATGATTTCCGTTGCGGTGCGGTTGTTCCCCTGCTTGTCAATATACTTCCGGGTCTGGACGCTACCAGTCACCAGAATTAGGCTTCCCTTCTGAAACCACTTGGAAACGAACAGTGCCGTATTGCCAAATGCAGTGCAGTTGAAGAAGTCGGTTTCCTTCTGACCGCTGCTCTGACGGTCGCAAGCGATGCTGAACGTACAAACATCCTTGCCGGACTTCGTAACCTTAGCTTCGGGCGTGTGAACCAAACGCCCCTGAATTGCGATAGAGTTAAGCATTGTTTAGCCCTCCTTCGGCTGTTTCTGGGCGCAGTCCCAACACAGAACACGCCCAAAGCGTTTCTTCGTGCTTCTTGCGGTTTCCAGCGGCGATACGGTGCGGTTGTTGTACTGAATAGGCTGCAACTGCTTTCCGCAGCAAGCGCATGGGGGGATGGTTTCCGTTTCCGTTTGCTTCTGCACAGGCTTGTTTGCTCTGCTTGTGGTCTGCTTCTGGTACTCGTCCGTGTCAGCGTCCTTCGTATCGTCAATGCAGAACAAACCGTTCAGGGCGTACTTTCTAGCGTAGCTACTTGCAGTGCCGGTAAGTTGGGAATCCGACATACCAGACTGCTGCTTAGGTTCTCTAGCGTATGCGGTGTTTGAAATTTTGTCTCCGCTCTCTGAATCGTAGATTGTTGCAGTTGCTTTGATATAGTGGTACTCTCCACTCTGTACAGGCTCGTCTTCAAGAACAAGACAGGCTCCGTATTTCGCAAGGAGCGGTTTTACTGCTTCCAGAATGTCTTCGCAACTGCGGTAATTGTACTTACCAAAAGAATTACGCTGGCTTTTTGGAGCTTTCAGCTCGCCTTGAATTTTGGAAAGCTTCACAAGTGTTTCCATATTTCTCCTTCCATAAAGCATCTTTTGCTTTCTTAGCTTCTTCTATGGTTTTGAATCGGTATGTTTTTCCGCTAAAGTGGAACGAATATCTGCGTTTCAAACCTTTCGTTGAACGGTCTTCGTAGATTCCATATTCGCCAGTTAAAGTGTTTCTGGCCTGAATAGTATTTGCAACATTATCAGCTTGGGTTACGCAGCGAAGATTTTCAATCCTGTTGTCTGTCCTGATTCCATTGATATGATCGATCACTCCAATAGGCATTAGCCCATAATGAAGTGCGTACACAAGGCGGTGTGCTTTGTATTGTTTCCCTTTGATTTTCACAATCAAATAACCGTCTTTATCGTAGCTTCCTGCACTGTTTTTCCTGTCTTTTCTGTGTAGCGTACCGTCAGAATCAACGTAAAACCATTTGCAAAGATACTCGACAAGTTCCTTATCAGTCATGGAATCGCCCTCCTTTCTTCGGCTTCATCAGGCTTCATTGTTCTTACTTTGGCTTAATTTGGCTGCACAAAAATCAATCTCCCCAGCACACGGAATCCGCTTCGTCTGGACGCTGCCATTCAGGTTCTTCGTCCGCTCTGGGTGCGAAGTAATAGTCATCGGGCGGCTCAACCACGCCGCCGAACCGATCAAAGCAGCCGGAGCAATCGTACATCTCGTTCATACCGTACCTCCAAGTTTCAGGATTTTTGCCTTCATCTCTTCCACAAGAGCTTCCAACTGAGATATGACATATTTCATCTTGCTGAAGCTTCTCGTTACGGACTCCCACTGGTCCATATCTATTTCGACTGTACTCCACGCATGACCGCAGTTTTTGCAGAGCCTCCGTCGGATGATGTTATCTTCGCATGATGTGCTGCGATTGGTTTTGATTTTCTCACTTCCGCACATCGGGCACTTCACTTTGCATCCCTCCACTCGTTTGTGTGATGCGGGATGCGCTTGATTTTCCGGCTCTCTTGCTCCATGCGCTCGTTTTCGGCACTTACGCCAATTGCGGCCAAAATAAGAGCTGCAAAAAGCATCGCCAGAGCAAGGAACGCGTATCCAAGCATCGACCATCCGCCCGCAGCACCTTCAATGGCGTTTCCACACCCAAGAGCTACGATAGCAAGCGAAATGCTCATACAGCACAGCACCGTTCCTTTAACTGTTTTCATCTGCCTTCACCTCTTTCAAAATAATGTCAAATCCGTTCGTCTTTTTCTCGTTGATGACTATTTTTGCATTCAACGCCTTTGCGATTTTTAGAAGTGTATCGACCCGAACGGAACTTTTCTGCTTCTTTCGCTTGCCCAAAATGCTGTAAATCGTCGGCCTTGATACTCCCGATCTACGGCTAAGGTCGTTGATGTTGAAGTATCTGGCTTTCATTGCATCTTCCAGCGTCATGCCTTTTTACCGACACCGAAAATCCAGATGGTTGCCATCAGAGCGCCAACGCCAATGATGTACCATGTCGCCTTAGCTCCGACCAAAAGCTCGATGTGATGCACAAGCCAGAAGTTCAGCAGGAACGCTGCTAGAACCAATGCTAAGACAATGCCCCAGATCAGGACGATTTCCACAAGTGCTTTCATCTTTATCCTTCCTTCGAATGTGTTCCAGCCGGTCTTTCTCCCGGCTGTGCCAGCGGATTTCCCGCTGGCCGTAGTATTTACCGTTCATCGGGCGGATCCACCTTCCCCTGACTAAGCAACATACTGTAATGCCCATAGTTCATTCCGAGCGACTTCGCCTTGTCGTTTATTTGCTTGATGCTGTATCTAGGTGGAGTCGGCCTTTGCTTTTCTGGCAGCTTGAATTGATATCCAGCCGGTGCGCATGGCCTTTCGGCCTTTCTGGCGCAATCTTTGTGATACTTCTGATCTGGCGTTTTCTTTACCATCGTCTTACCGCACCACGCACAGAGACCCATCACTCGTTCGGTTTTGCCCTTCCGACGTCTCCATTTCGCTTGCTGTTCAAGCTGGACGTTGTGTGCACATACGACACAATACTTCTGGTTTGCGTTCGGAGCTTCAAGAAACGCTCTGCAGCGGACGCAGAATTTATTCATCGCGTTCACCGTCTTTCTCTCTGGCTTCCCGATTGTGGCGTTCAAAGCACTGGTTCAGCATCTTTTACATCCACAGCACGTTGTTTGCTTCGTTCCTAGACACGCCCTCCGCCATCGCAAGCTTCAGCCTGCGCTTCCGGCTCGGTGCTTTGTAAAAGTACGTCACCAACACTCACCAGCCTTTTTGGTGATGAAAGCGGGCACGTCTCTGCCGGTAGCCCGACACAGGCAAACACACTTGGCAACCCAAATATCAAAAGAAATAGAAGGGATGCAGCACGTTGCATTTCTCTTAAAGCTTTCATTATCCGGTTTACTAAGCCAAACAGAAACTGCCTTGTAGTCATACGCTTCCGTGACTCTGCACCATTCGATGCTATACTCATCCAAACACAATCGGTTCATAATACGCATTGCCATAAGCCTTGCTTCGATGAGCTCTGCTTCCGTCCACTTGAGCTTGTCCGCTTCGTAGGCCTTGACCGCCTCATCAATGGCGTGGTGCGCTTCTTCCGGGTATTCAAGGTCTACCTTTAAGGTGATAATCTGCTCCATGTTCAGTCCTCCCATCCTCCGAAATCTTGCTGTTCTGCAACAGCCCTGGTCTCGATTCTCGGCGTGATGCCCAGCTTCTTGAGCTGCTCATGGATGAGCTTTTCACCCTCGACCGTCCAAACCGTCGTGTTCGGGATATAAGTCTTGCCGTTGGAGCGCTGAATAGCCTTACCTTTGCGGTTCTTAGTGTAGCCCTTGCCTTGATAGGGCTTGTACAGCACCCACTGACCATCGCTGTCTTTATACTGAACTCGCTGGCTGTAAAGCAGCTTGTTCAACTTTTCAGCAGTCAGACCGTAGTCCTTCGCAATGCTGGTGGCCGTCCGGCAGTTGTCCGCAATGCACACAGCACGAGCGAACTCAGCATCCGGTGTCAGCTCTGCAATCCGCTTGTCTTTCTCCTCCAGCTCCTCATGCGCTGCGATCAGTGCAGTTGCAAGGAGTTGCGATCGGGTAAGCTGCGGCGCGTTGTAGCTTCCAGTCTTACGAATTGCAGGAAGCACATCGTTCGTGACCCATCTGCGGAACGGAGCCGCTTCCGGTTTGTCGCTACGGAGGATGACGTGGTACAAACCGCTTTCGTTGACAATCACCATTTCCTGTTTGCCACCAAGGGTGTCAATCAGGCTGACACCCTTTTCGTCATCATCTAATCGGTCAGCAGCCATGCGGTTATTGCTAATACCAAGCACAGCGCACACGTCTTTCAGAACGAACCATGCTTCGCCTTCCACATCGACTGTGCGAACCTTGTTGTTCTGATATTCAAAAACTTGGATGTTTGCCATTTTCGCCTTCCTTTCTCTGCTCAATCAATTTGTTTACCGCATCTTCAACTTTTTCTCTAATACCAGTAGGCTCTCGTTTGCCGTTGAGGATGACGCTTAGGTATTCATGCGAGTACCCCATGCTCTCAGCAAGTTCTTTAATAGACAGCCCATGAACATGAAGTTTTCCAATAACATCCCCCGTCCACTCTGGACGCAAATTTTCTCTCCCCTTTCTTTGTACAAATACTTGAACAAAGACTAAAAGTGTGATAATATAATGTTGTCAGCAAAGTTCAAACATTTAATCATTGCTCTTGTATTCGATTGGAATTGTATTCAATTTCTTGAACCTGATAGCACTATTAAAGCACAATTCTTTGAACATTACAAGGGCTTATGCTCAATTTGTTGAACTTCGGCAATTTGCACAAGAACAGAAGGTTGAGTATATGTTTTTTGACAACTTCCTCGCACTATGCGATTCAAAGAATGTTGCCCCGACAAAAGCCGTTATTGATGCTGGACTGCCGAAATCGTCTTGGTCTTACTGGAAAAAGAAATATGAACAAGGCGAAGACCCAAAGCCGTCTTCCGATAATGCTTCAAGATTAGCACAATACTTTGGTGTTACGGTTGACTACCTTCTTACTGGCAACCAAAAAGAAAACCCGCCCCAGCAGCCGCAAAGTGAAGTCGATGCAGCATTGGAGCGGATTAGAAAAAAACTTGAATCTATGCCGAAGGAGCAGCGTGAAGCTCTGATGAACCTGATCGAGAAGATGTGAGGTAAGCCCATGTATTACCTGTTGTGTGGCTGTGCCTTTTGCTTCTGGTTCATGCAAGCCTTGCTAAAAGACAACGACCGTGTGCTATATGGCAACAGCAGAAAATATCGTTACCGTAGAAACCGAAAAAAGAAGTGGTTCTGACCCGGTAAAATAAAAACCCCTTGTGCCGGGCTGTTATAGCTCTGCGCAAGGGGTTTTCTGTTATTCTAGGTCTAGGGCTTGCTCCGCTGCCGGAATCTTTTCAGGGTGTTCCAGCAGCCATGCAATAAATCGGTCAATCTTGGCTCTTTCCTGTTCACTCATTGTGGCATATCCTCCCGATTGTTAAGTGCAGATGTTCATTTGATACGATTATGCATCTTTTAGTTGTCAAGTCAATGTATTTTTAACAACTTCGTAAAAATCGAACGTTTTCTTTACATCCGTTACTTCACATCGGGGAAACCAAAAATTGCAATGACAATGATTAAGAGCCACATTAAATTTAAGTTACCCTTTGCTTTGTAACATTCCGTTGAGCATGGAACGAAAGGGGTTATCCGGTAAATCGTCCAGCACATCTGCTTTGACGAGTGCATTTGTGCTGATGCTGTGCGAAACATTGTTTAGCTGCACAATGGCATCGTCTAAGTCTTTTACGGTTGCTCCACGCCGTTCCATTGACTGGAGAAAAGTTTTCACTTCTTCAAGAACGACAGGGTTATCTGCCTTATAGAATCCATTCGTAAAGTCCATCTTTTTCTCCTTTCACAGTTCCACAAGCTGTCCGTCAATGCGTTCGATGTTGTCTGCCGGGTCTCGCCCATCGTCTAAGGCGGCTATGGCGCGTTCAAGGATGCCTTTTGCTTCGAGGTAAGCATCTTTATCAGCTTCGTACCCAGAAAGGCTCAGGACAAGCTCCAGCGCCCGTCTGCGAGCGTATGGAATAATCAGAGCATCTACAGTTCGTTTCATTAGCTTTCCTCCCACGGTTCAGGTGTGTGTGGCTGCCCATCGGGAACGCTTGCAGGCATTCCGTCGATGATCGGCATACGTTCATGGTTCCAGATTACAGTTTCTTTCATTTTTGTTCCACTCCTCTTTGGAATTTTTTGACAATACAGTTATATCACATCTCGCTGTTTCAATGAAATAGCGACTTTTTTCAATTATTGTTTCACATTTTGAACAATATATCAGTTAAATTCCTTTGCATTTGTATCATTTTGTCGAAAGAGGGGTATTTATGGATGATTATAGGATACGAGTGGCAAAAGTGTTAGAGATGGCAAGAGCGGAATCCGGACTCAGCCAACAGAAGCTTGCGGACAAAATGGGTGTAGGCCGGACATCCATTTTTCGTTACGAGCAAGGGACAATGACCCCAGATGCTCCTACCATCATAAAGTGGTTTGTATGCTGCGGTGTTGCGGTCAAGCCGTACATAGACACTTGCTTGCATCCCGGATTATTGGAAAGTCTGGCTGGCGATGCCAGCACCGAGAGAAAGAGAGATACGCTGATAGAGCATATCAAAGAAGCCCATCCTCAAGAAATCGACCTGCTGTGCTATCTGATCTATGGCAATCATGGCTCAGATTACCTTGCCGTTCTTTGCGAAATGGTAGCCAACCTTCACACGACTTTGCGTGATCGTGTGTCCGTCTGCCGCACCATCACCGGTCATTATGAAATGGCACAGGCCACCAAAACCGACCCAGACCCAGACGGGACACAACCCAATATGCAGATTTTATATCAGGCACAGGACTGTGGGGAAGCTTCGGCCATGAAGCGAAACGATTCTTATACCATCAACGAAGAAAACATTTTGCGCTGATTGTCGAATTATCGCAGTTTTTGCGGAACATTTTGTACACGTTCATCCACTTTTTGTACACCTATCTGGCAAATTTACCTTGTCATTCCGTCCCCCATAGTCTGTAAATCGACAACATTCGCGCGGAATAAATAACGAATTATCATCAATTTATTGTCTGTGATTGGTCGGCTTGTCAATCTGTCCCCCATAACACTGGCTTAAAAGTTTTTCATCCACTTTTTGTACACGTTAGGTAAACCTAACCGTTAAGCGTTTCAACCTTTCGGATGTTGAACATCTGTTTATTTAGCGATATTTGCTTTGCGTTTTCCACTTTTTAAGAGAGAAAGAAAAGATTTTGTGGAAAATTTTCTTCTTCTGCTATTAGTAGAAGTTATTTTATAATCCTGTTAATAATCTTGTTTTATATAATGTAAAGAGGTGTACAAAAAATGGATATAGGTGTACAGATTGTGGAAATAGGTGTACGAAATGTGGACAGTTAGGTGTACAAGAAGTGGAAACAGGTGTACACTTGCTATTGATTTGTACACCTGTTTGTGATATACTATTATACGAGAGGAGGCGTGATAAGAGTGTCCGATATTAAAGGCGGGAACTTGGTTGAAAAAAGCAGACAGCTTGTTTGGGCAAAGTTCACTGATTATACAGCAGGAGAACTACGGTTACTTGAAGTATATCTTAGCCGTATCAATCCGAGAGACCCTGAAACTTCAACGGTTCAGTTTACATTACAAGAGTATTGCGAGTTTTTGGGGTTGAAAATCAACTCTAGAAATTTGAAAGCACAGGTCAAGCATTTCATCGACAACTCCGTTGAAGTTCCTAGAGGTGACGGTTCAGGCTCGTTTGACCTATATCCCCTGTTCAGTAGAGCAACTGTAAACTTTGAACCTAGTTTGATGAATATTACTGTGTCGTTATGTTGTAACCCACTTCTGCAACCTGTTTTCTTTGACATTGCGGAGCGTGGATATGTCAAGTATCGCTTGCGCTACACAGCGAATATGAAGTCGCAGTATAGCATTTTGCTGTATTCAATTCTCCGAGAATTCATCGGACGTGGCGTGAGCCAGCCCGAAATTGCGTTGGATAGATTAAGGGAACAGCTTGGTGCAAGAGAACCTAGCTATCAAGAGTTCAAGCATCTTAGGCGGCGTGTCATTGATATTGCGGTAGCTGAAATAAACGAAGTATCAGACCTGTGCGTTGAATATGACAAGGTCATGAGAGGTCGCAATGCGGTTGCTGTGAAGTTCAATGTAGCTTTCAAGTCTAATGAGCCAGTCATAGACGTGGAAGCTAACGAGGTTGAAAGCGTAGAGCTAAAAGATGTTCCAAAGAGCCAACGACCTGCCAGAAAGCCCCGTAGCGGCGCATACGAGGATGTTGATTGGGCATCTATTGCGCCGGAGATGTCTAAAAGCCAGTGTATCTTGACCGCAAAGCTGGTGGCAAAGAGATTGCCGGAGAAGTATCCGAATATCAAGCCTAACAAGAAAAAGGAAGCTGTTGTGAACATCATTGAGAATGCATATAGGATTCTTGTCAGTGAGCGACTTGATAGGATTGAAAAAGACCCCGGCGCTTATATGTACTCTATTTTGAAAGATGCAGACCTTGATGATTACGCTACGTTTGATGATAGCTTCTTGAAGTAGTCATACATAGCAAATAAAAGAAAGAGTGATAAAATGGCAAAAATTATAGCTGTCGCCAACCAGAAGGGCGGCACAGGAAAGACCACCACAAGCACCTGTCTGGCTGGTGCGTTGCAGCTGCTTGGCAAGAAAGTCTTGCTGGTGGACTGCGATGCCCAGTGTAATGCAACGGACACCTACGGCGCACAGACAGAGGACGTATGCACCCTGTTTGATGTGATGACCCGACAAGGTACGGTCGAAGAAGGAATCCAGCACTGTGAAGCTGGTGACATTCTGCCGTCTGATAACGCATTGAAGGACATTGACGAGCAGCTTGTCCGAGACATGGGCAAGAACTTCCGGCTGCGAGAAGCCCTTGAAAGCGTGTCTGAGCAGTACGATTACATTGTGCTGGACACTCCCCCGCAGTTGGGTCTTGCGCTTGTGAACGCGCTGATCGCCGCCAACAGCATCATCGTGCCCATCACAGCAGACCGATATGCACTGGCTGGTTTGAGCCAGCTTTCGCAGACAATCGGTGATGTTCGCAGATACTTCAATCCGACATTGAAGATTGAAGGTCTGCTCCTGAACCAGTACAAAAGTCGTGAGAACCTGTCAAAAGAGGTTGTGGAGCAGCTCCCTGTGATTGCACAAAGCATGGGCACAACGCTGTTGGACGTGAAAATTAGACCGTCTATGGGCGTCCGTAAGGCGCAGGCAGAACGTCACAGCCTGTTTAGCGGCGACACGGCAAAGAGCACCAGCGCAGAGGATTTCAAGGCGTTGGCAAGAAAAATTATCGAGGAGAATATAAATGGCTAAAACCGAAAATGTTGTCCGAACAATATCACATTGGAGATGGAATCAAGTTGGGTATTGGGAATGCGAAGATTGTAAGGGGCCAAGTGATGCTCTTATGGATTGTGATAATAATTGCGACCCATATATCTATATCAACACAAGATTTTGTGGGCGTTGTGGCGCACGGATGGAGGCGGAAAAAGAATGAAATCAACCAGCAAAAAATCCACAGGCTTGCTTGGCGGGTTTGATTTTCAGCCTATTTTTTCGGAGCAGACATTAAGCCGAAGTGAGCCAAAGGAAGAAGAAGTAAGCCAAGCAAAGCCGAACGAAGCCGAACAAGCATTGATTAAGCCCAATGAAGCCGCAGATAGCCGTACACAGCCTAATAAAGTACAGTTAAGCAGTATTAAGCCGAAGCAAGCCAAAGACAGCGAAACACAGCCAAACAATACCATAGTCAGCGAAAGTAAGCCAAAGAAGCTGAAACAGGCGAAGGAAGTTCAACGTCTTATCGAACAGGGCGATGTTCCCGGCGCACTAGCCGAAGCTGGTTTGACAAAGAAAAAAATCCCGATGCCAGTATCGCATCAGGGCGTTGCAAGCGGCGATGGCAAGCGTTCCAAGCGCATTACCATCCTTATGAGCGAGGAGGAACGTAAGTACATCAACCGTGAAGCGCGGCGACACGGAATGACGATTGGACAGTTTGTTTACGCTCTGGCAGTTGCAGCGGCAGATGGGAAGATTGAATTGGAGGATTTCTTGGAAGATTGAGGTATGTCTTGAAACACGATATACCTGCAAACTGTATCTTCCGGTATTAGGTATTGACTTTTAAGCACACAAATAGTATACTTAATGTGCGCTCAAAAGTGGAGGTGAACGCATGAGTGCAAAAATGGGAAGACCAAAGCTGGAAAACCCTAACAGTGTTCGCACAAGCGTCCGTCTGGACGTGAACACGGACAAACAGCTTTCGGATTATTGCGAAAAAAACGGCATTTCTAAGGGAGAAGCTGTTCGTGAAGCTGTCCAGCAATGGCTTGAACATCAAAAATAAAAAATCCCCTAAACTGTTCGTAACTTGGCAGTAGCAGACAGTTTAAGGGGTTACACTCCATGCGATTATGGGTGATAAATCCATTATATCATCTTCATAGTTGCATTACAAGCAAGATTTTGTGGTAAGGCTAATGAATATTCCGGCAACGAAAGAAGAGATTCTTGAAAACTTCAAGAAAAACAGCAGTGGTCGCCCGCTTAATAAGGACGATTATGAGATTGCAGAAGCATTATCTCGCATCACTTACAAGGCGTATGAGGTCGGCATGGAAGATGCCAAACAGTTGAATATGGAGGATATGATGGATAACAAGAGATGTAACGCACTTCACGTTTTCAAGAACAAGACCTTTGGCCAGCTTCGCACGATTGAAGAAGATAGAAAGATTCTTTTCTGTGCTTCTGACGTGGCAAAGGCTCTTGGGTACGTTCGCCCCGCAGATGCTATTACGCAGCACTGCAAGGGGTCGGTGAAACGCCGAGTCCTTACAAAAGGTGGCGAACAGGAAGTGAAATTCATTCCAGAGGGCGATGTTTATAGACTTATCGTTGGTAGCAGACTCCCTAGTGCAGAAAAATTTGAAAGTTGGGTTTTTGATGACGTTCTTCCGTCTCTCCGAAAGGATGGCTATTACAGCCTTGCCCCGCAGGAAAACAAGCCCGACACGCAGGGCGATGCAATCTTGCAAGTGCTGATGAAGAACACGGAAGTCCTGCAAGCCATCGTTCAGCAGAACCAGCAGATTATGATTGCTCTTACCAACCTGTCTGTCAACGATGCAAAGCGCACGATGGAGATTCAGCCTTACACTTCCCATCAGGGGCAGAAGGGTGACGGTAAACGTAGCAAGCGAATCACAATCCTTATGAGCGACAGCGAGCGGACGTTTGTTACGAGAGAAGCACGAAAGCACGGATTCACGGCAGGGGAGTATATCTATAATCTGTCCGTTGCAGCATCGAAAGACCAGATTGACTTAGGCTGAATTGGCGGATGAATTTTCAGCGCTGATAGTAAATAAAGAGGGGGTCTGTCCAATTTTGGACAAATCCCCTCTTTTGTTTTACTTATCAGCAATGCAATCCCAGTAGAGATATGCCTTGCCATCTGCGGCATCTGCGTCCTCAAGGAATGCCTTTGCCATGTCAGCGTAGAAACCCGGCGTGTCAACGGACTGACGCTTTGCGACCTGACAATAATCCGAGTACATCATGTTCATGACAGCCCAGAAATCGTTCGGGTCGCAGGTGATATTGCGCTGTTTCGCAACGTCCTGTGTCTGTTCCAGCGTCCAGTGACAGCCCTTCGTACCGTCAGCATTTACCATGCTGTCGCACCATTCCTCCGCTTCATCGTGGGTGAGGTGCTGGCGCGGCATCTTGATGGAGCGGCTGTCTGCACCGCCATGTTCATACTGACCAGACCGCTTGTCCCAGTCTCCGTTCTGCGAGAAGCCGATTTGCGGCATTCTGCGCCCATTCTCTACGTCAGGGTAGCGGGGGATAGGGTAGGGGTCGATGTAACGGTTCTCCTCCTGCGGATAGTAGGGATAGCGGTCGTTGCCACCTTCCAGCTTACGCAGGCGGCGTTCCAGTTCGCGCTCCCTGCGGTCACGCTCTTCCTCAAGGCGGTCACGCTTCGGCTCACGGTTTTTGTCGTGTTCACGGAGCATCATCATGCGGCGAAAATTAGTCTTGCCCATAATCTATACCTCCTCAAGAAATGGACGCAGGCGCACCGGCGTGAGAGCGGCAGAAGCAACCAAGATACTTGAACGTGGCTGTGCCGGTGGCAGACGTTGCCACACGAGTAGCATAGCGGGTGCGAGTGTGGATGCTCTCGGCTGTTGCCTGAGCACAGTTGCAGTCGGTCAGAGGGTATGCTGTAGTTCCTGCGCCGATGGTAATAACCACAGGGGCGTTGATGGTGGTTGTGTCCGGTATGCTCTGGGCAACCACGATGCAATACTTCTCTCCGTTCTGGTATGCGCCAGCAGGGATATTGATGGTTAGCGTGTCATTGGCGAACGTCACCGCATCCGAGATGACGAGGTGCGGGCAGAGTTTGCAGCTTGTTTTGCAAGCCATAATGTTTTCCTCCTAAAAAATCAGGGGCAGAGGTGTCTCACCCCTGCCCCGATGGTTCACCCGGTGTTATCGGGGAGTGTGTAGGTTAGCAGCAGCCGCAGCAGTTCACGCCCACGTTAGGGTTTGCCACCTGATAAGCGGGAATCGGACGAGGATTGACCCGGTTCAGAATGGTATCGGTCTGCTGAGACATCACGGTGGTCAGAAGCGCATTCTGCCGATCCTGAGAAGCCGCGAACTTCAGGCTCTGGTTCTCAGCGGTCAGAGTGGCAATCTTGTCCTGCGTGAAGTAGTCCATCATGCTGCGGAAGTTGGCGTTGCAGTTGTCGATAACTGCGCGGGCGTTGTCTGCGATAGCCTGCCGGGTGGCGCAGTCCTCCGTTGCGATGGTATACTTCAGGTCGCCGATCAGCTGCTTGTTCTCGCAGCAGCAAGATGCCAGCTGCGTGGCAAGTGCGGTCTGGCCAGCCTGCCGAGCGTTGCCCTCCTGCATGATGGCAAGGCTGATGGCGTTGTCGCCGTTGGAAACGCTGCGTTCCAGGCCGTTCACGAGCTGTGCGTTCTGATAGCCAAGCTGACAGATGGCACCGTTCACGCCAGCAAAGCCGTTCGCAATGTTGGCGTTGATGCCGTTGATCTGCGCCAGCTGGTCATAGCCCAGAGAGCAGATGCCGCTCTGGATGCCCGCCAGAGAACGGGAAGTATCCTGCTGGTAGAAGCCCTCAGACAGAGCCGCGCGGGTGTCTGCACCGCCCTGACCGGTTGCGCCAGTGCCGACCAGATAGGGGATGTAGCTGTTCATGCCGTTGTCACCACCGTTTCGCCCGTTGCCGTAGTTGCCCCAGCCGAAGATGATGGCGAGGATGATAACCGCCCACAGACCCTCGTTGCCGAAGAATCCGCCGTTGTTATTGCCGCCGTCCTGCCCAGCCAGATAGCCAGTTGCAAAATCGTCCATAACAAAACTCCTTTCAGTTTTGCGTATGCTATCCCACCGCCGTATGCGATGGGCGAAGCCAGATAAAAGCGGTTTTTATCAAGTCCGCAAAACTGAGAAGCGTTTCGCTTAGAGGGATGCGTTATCGGGGCAGCGTCAGGTTCAGGACGCTTGCCAGCTGGTTCAGGTCGATGCCACGCTCTTTGGCGAGGTTCTGCGCCATCGTCCGGAGCTGCGCTTCGTTTTTGCCCTGAATCAGGTTCAGTCCCTGCATGATGGGTGCGCTCTGCCCACCAAACTGCTGGATAAGCCCCATCGGGTTCTGCCCGGCACGAGCCAGATTTGCAAGTTGCATAATAGGGCTGTGCGTAATCATGTCAAATGGAGAGGGCATCGCTTATTCTCCTTTCTTTGCGGTGGCAGCGGGTTTGGAGAAGCTCTTCTGCCACTTTTCCAGTTCATCCAGCCGGTGCACGAGTGCATTGTACTGCTCAATAGGCACATACTGCTGTGTCGGTGCAGCGGTCTGCTGTGCCTGTTGTGCTTGCATTTGCCGCCATGCTTCCGGGCTGTAAAACTCTAACACGTCAGATTCGCAAGTGTTTGGATTCAGACGTTTGCAGTAGATGATTCCACTACGCAAATCCGGGCAATACGTCCATCTTCCGTACAGATCAGACGGTATCGCCAGAAATTCCTCCCTGCTGGAAACAGGTCTGCCAAGCAACCAACCGCCGTCCTGTGCCGACTGCTGAACAGGCTGTTGCCCATTCATCGGCTGCGGACGCTGCGGTTGTGCCTGTTGCATCTGCGTGTTGGGCAGGGGAGCGGCAAGGCCAACTGTGCCCATGCCGCCGTAAGGATTGACGGGCTGCTGCGGAACGTAGGGCGCTCCGGGTGCCGGATAATAGCTCATAATACATCCCTCCTGATGTGACCAGTGTACCGCATCCGCAAAAAGCAAAGGACAATGAAAGTACAACGAAGGACAAAAAAAGAAAAGCGCCCACACGGAAAAATCCGCATGAGCGCTTAACTGTTAAGGGCACACACTTTGGAGTGCAATGCTAAGATATCACATCATTCAATATATGGCAATGTTTTCGACAAAACTGGTGCGAATAAAACAAAATCCACCAGCCTAAATCTGATGGATTATAAGTGAGCGAGTAATCGCCCTGCCACCGAAGTGGCAAAATTGCGTCTCCCGCATGGTACGCACTATAAGTAGGCGAGCGGGAGACTGTATCAACGAAAAAGACCCGCCATGATACGCATCGTTGAGAGGCTTGGCGGGTTCAGATATCCACCCTAATGCGCTTCTTCGAGAGGCCGGGTGGATTTCGTTGGTGTTATTATACCACAATTCGTGCAAAAAGAAAAGCGGCAGACCCAAAAGCCTGCCGCTTCAATGCGTTTCGTGAGAAATCGCACCCAATTAAGATTATGATATCACACATCCAGCATTTTATCAATGCTTTTCAGCCGGTAGCCTACCGCCGTCCGGCTGTAATGTGTCTGTGCTGCAATGTCCGGCAGCGGGAGCCGCTCAACGTACCGCAGTAAGGCTATCTTACGGTCTACCCTCCCAAGCGGTGCGCTTTTGATGGCGGCGGTCATCTGCTGTCTGTCAAGTCCTTGCAGGCACAGTGGCAGCACTACACGAGCCGCCGCCACAGGCAGCACCGAGCCAGAAAGGCTGCGGCAGCTGTCCGGCGTTGCGCACCATTACGGGGACGTTGCCGAGATAGTCGATTTTGCCACATCTCTTGATTTCGCAAAATCGTTTCTGGTCGTATGTAGTGCTTTCCATGATATCCTCCTTACTGCTTTTGCAGTGCCGCCCTTGCGCGGTCAAAGAAAAACTGAATCACCTTGCTCATGGTCTCTTCGGTGATTGCCCACGAGACCAGCTTGCCCCACCGGCTGTTGTCCAGATAGTGACGCAGCATCTTGACACACCACGCCTTGCGTTCTGCGCCGCGCTTCGTGCCCTGAATCTCGTGCTCTGCCCTTGCAATAAGGTCAAGCACAGTGCCCTTGACCGCCGCGCCGTAGCCAAGACGAATAAGCCCCAGTGCAAGCGACACAGCGCCCACAACGATGAGCACCAGCGCCAACCATGCGGGCAGCGGGGTGAGAATGGTGTTAAGGATGTTTTCCATGTGTTATTCTCCTCTCTCTTTTTCGAGGTCTTCAATGCGGTGGTTTGCCACCTTGATCTGTTCTTCCAGCACCGGAATGCGCCGGGCGAAGTTGTTATGCGCCCGCACTTCGCGGGTCAGTTCTTCCAGCTTGGTTTCGGTGACGGCCTGCTGCTTGTCCAGCTTGGCGTCCATGCTCTGGGCGGTATGGTTGTTGGAGACGATCACGCCGATCAGGCTCAGACCGCCGGTGATGATTGCCACGATGATTGGAACGATGATTGCTTCGCTCATGCGCCCTCCCGGAGCCGGTCCAGCCCCTTTTTCGCGATAATGGCTGCGTAGTCCTTGTAAGCGTGGCTCAGGTCAACGCCCTTGCGCACACCGGGGATCTTGCCCTTTTTGGTGTACTGCCACATGCCAAAGGGCCAGCCCGGTTCAGGCTTCTTGCTGCGGTAGGCTGCAAGCCATACATCATATGGCTTCAGGGCCGCGCCGGTCATGTACATGTTATCGCGGCCAAAGTACAGCCCGGTGTACAGCATGGCGTAGAAGCCCCAGCGCTCCACCGTGCCAAGCGCATGGGCTGCAATGTCCGTCAGGGTCTGCTTGTCGAGCGGTGCTTGCACATAGGTATCCTCAATGTCCACCGCAACGGGCAGCTGCACCGTCTTACCTGTCAGCACCTTGCGCAGCAGGGCAAGCTCTGCGTCAGCCTCTGCCGTGGTGACCGCCTTGCAGTAGTAGTACACGCCGCAGGGGATGCCAAGCCGCTGGCACTCGGCGTAGTTGCGGGCGAAATAGGGGTCGATGTACGGTTTGCTGGGCTTGTCCTCTGCGCTGTTGCCCAGCGCCCGCAGCATCACACCGGAGACAAGGCCGCTTGCCTTGACCTTGTCCCAGTTGATTCGCCCCTGCCAGCGGGAAACGTCCATGATAGGCAGCATGTTATCAGTCCTTTCTGTTTTTTGGTATGTGTTTAGTGAGCTAGAGCTACCTTTAGTTAATAGGCGAATTCTCTATTTTCTCCTGCTCCAATGCGTACAATTTTTACATTTCTTTCTTTTTTATTGATGCAAAAAATGTCAAAGCACTGTTCGCTTGTAGTCCCAAGCGTTCTCGTCTGCGCGCCTTCTTCTCGGATGAAGCAGTCTCCGTTAGTCACAACCATGTGTGTGCCATGCCACTCAATAAGTGCATCTCTGTGCGTATGTCCAGCAAGCCAACACACAAGTGTGCCTTTGTGTGCAGAGAATTCTTCCGTTTTTGACGTGTATCCGCTTATGACTTTCCCAATTTTTTCAGCATTTACAACTAGTGTACTCGTCCCAAAAGGCCGTTCTGATGATGTCCACAGTGGCACATGAGAGAAAACAACACATAACCAATCATTGGAGGGCAGATTTAGGGAGCTTTTGAGCCATGCAATTTGTTCTTCGCTTATGGAAAAATACCACTCTTTGTTATATTTGGATATATCCAAGTCGTCAGCATAATCCATACAGTTCACGGAAATATAACGGATTTTATTGGTTTTATCATCGGAATAAAAATACGTCCCATTTCCGTTTTCAGGATACACAATTTCAGATTTTGCCTTTTCTTCATCAGAGCGATAATAAATATTATACGCTTCATCGGTGGAAATATTGTATTGATTGTTTCCACCGTATGCCCATTCATGATTTCCTATAGTTTTTATCATTGGCAAGTCAAAGAACAAATTGCGAATCTCTATCATGTCATCGACAATAGCGTTTTTACCTTGCTCGTCTGAGTTCCATGCAGTCTGCCAATCGCCTCCTCCGAGAATGGTTTTTATCGCACACGATGTTTTGATTCGTCTCATAAGAGCAGGTGAATGTTTTGTATTCCGCTGGATATGAATGTCTGTTATAAATGCAAATGCAAAGCTGTTAAAGCTATCAATATTTTCAAGAATTTCTTTTTCTTTCTGAGACATATAATCTCTATAATATTTCGGAATATGAAAGCGGTTATCCGCCACATAAACATGGAGATATTTATATACCCGGCTTACAGATATGGCGGAATTGTCTTTGTTCCGTATCATAATCGTGTAATATCTCTCTGGATACAAATTGCAATAGAACGTACCACTGATCCAAACTCCAAGATTTGCTTTGAAGTCGTTGTACAGATACTTTTTGATGTATGTTCCATCTTCCTTCAGAGCAAATTCCTCCACTATTGCATCGATGGTGTCTGGGACAGAAAGCATGATGGTTGCTTTTTGTGGCGGATTAAAAAGACTTGTGACAACTCGAATATTCGATGGCGTAAACGGAATAGTGTTGTTTGTTGCTTGATTATAGGTAAATTTATTTGTTATGTCGATGCAATAAGGTTCGCCTAAAGCGCCAAAACAGCTATTATTCAAAGCAATCAGCCTGACGCTTTCACCGTCTGATGGCGGATCGCCAAAATCAGTATTACTACTATTCCTGATAGTGTACCACTTTCCAGTGCTTTGTTGTGATATCTGAGCCTCAGTCTGCCATGTATTATCAATGCTTATCTCATAGCCAGTCCCAATAAACTTTATATCACAATTCGATTTTGGGCAGTATAGTGCAGCTCTTTTTATAGTGTTTGGAGCATAAGAAGAATTATAATTCCCGTCTGTTGAATATCCTTTGAGCATAATCAATGGCGATATATCAGAATCTTCTCCAGTTGAATTAGTGTAATACGGAGAGCTTTGAATTTCTTCGATTGAAATGCACGCCCTAATGGACAGATTCTTATCGTTTGGAGTTCCATAACTAGTTGTAGCGGCAATGTATTTTGCCGATGTTGGTTTGACGACATGCATTTCTTTAACGGTGGAACTTTCAGAAGAGTTATTCTTATATCCAATAGGATTCATGCCTTCATCAAGAAAAGTTACGAAGTTTGTGTAACCGGGGGCATTTACAGTAACGAAATATTCGTTTGTTTTGTACAAAGATGTATCGAAATACCACGTATAATAGCTTGATTCGGAAAAATCTCTGTTTAAATAGTAGTGGCCTCTTACAACTTTCTGTGCACCTAAGAATACCAAATTCGACTTTGCGCTTTCTGCTAAATCTTCCTTTATCTCACCAACCACATCTCCGGTCGCTTTCGCATCCGCCGCCTTGCCGGAGAGGGATAGGGTGGGGTCGATGATTTTATCGACAACGGCTTTCGCTGCGTTGGCAGTGGATTCAACGTCAGCAATGCCGTTTTCGATGTGGTTCAACTGTGCAGCAGTTAAAACATCACCGTTTGCAAAGTTCTGCTTCTGATAGCCCATAATCAAGATTCCTCCTGTTCTTCAATAGTAGGTGAATAAACCAGCTGTCCGTTTTGGACTTTATAGGTTCGTAAGAAAGGTCGCCCATCCGGGATGCTTTCCATATACAGGACACCGTCCGGAGTTGGATGTGCGTTGTATGCCGGGTCAACGCTTCCAACGCTCATGATGGTTCCATCCTCTTGATATGTAATCATGTACATTTCAACGGCTCCTTACATCAATCCATAAACAGCACATGGAACGCAGCAGGTATCGTGCTTATTGAATTTCACACCAACGCCGGAAGCCTTTTGGGTATAGTATCCGCCTTGCCCAAACGTAATCCCACTGTATGAAACGTGGACTCTTCGGACTCTTGGATAGTCCCACACACGGCTTGCAATTGACCAAATTCCATTGATGGGAAAAACGGTATACTGCAAGTCGCTTCCGTTCACTCCGCTGCCGTCCAAACCGGTGTAGTATTCACCGAACCCAATCACAATGGCGGAATATGGGCGTAATCGGCCATCGTTGCAGATCACAGCGCCATCGCCAATACCGCTACCGGGGTCGCCGTTCTCCCAAATTTTATCCTGTCGAATGCCGGAGAAAGTAATCTTTCCGGAGTCAATGGTGCAGCTTCCGCTTCCGTCTGTAATGGAAATGCCACTGTCTGTAACAACAACTTTGTTATTGCCACGAACAACACGGATGTCTTCGCCGGTGATTTGAACCTTGCCATCCCATCCTTCATGCGTGATAACCAACCCTTCACTTTCGGTAAAGGTCATCATGCTATGAAGTTCTTTCTTTGTCGCCTTTGTCTCAAGACTCTCGTTCGTCTGACGATTGGTGCTCGCCTGCTGGTTGGTAACGCCGCTATTAGACTGCGTGTAAGAAGAGCTTGTGACGGTTTCGCCAGCACCGGAAATGGATGTATTGCAGTTCAGCGAAAATGTAACGTTAGTTACAATCGTGTTATGGAATGCACCGTTTTTGTCCTTGTAGCGAATCATATCCATCGGGAACAAATACGGAGCAGACTTGATGGTGGCGCTGTATGGGCGGTAAGAGAAGCCGCCTCGTGCGGCAAGAAGTTCCTTCAACACGCCATCATACGAATTGGTTAGGAACCCGCAGTCACTCAAATCAAGCGCGTACTCGTTCGTTCCAGCAAGATAGGTAGCTTCGTCACTCACGTCACAGGTAAAGCCGGTGATTGTAATGTCATTCTCCAACAAATCGCTGGTGTACCGTTCGTTCATCGTAACGGTGACGGCTGTTTGTTCATACCATTTAAGAACAAGCTGACCGTCCTCGTTCATGAAAGCACAAGTGCCTGTCAACTGCGCACACCATTGTAAGCATTGGCGATAAGTCAACTGCTGTGAGGAAGATGGAAACCCGCCAATACTATATTGATGGTTCGGAAGAGCTGTCACATCGGTCAAAAGAGACACACTGCACAACTCACAGATTTTCTGAATCAGCGCATCGGCATGAATTGGAAACGACATTTTCGAATAATCAACGGCCTTGTCAAACTTGACCATGTAATCAAGGGCAGAAACCGTAATGATTTGTAGCTTTCGAGGAGACGTGTCGATAATGAATCGACCGCATGGAATCCAAACGACCTGTGCCTTTGTTCCTGCGTCACCAATCAAATTCTTTCCAAGAATAAAATTGCCAATGCCATTGAGAGCGCCAAGAACGGACTGCCCAAGAACAAAATGGCCAAGTGCTGTCGGGTCATCGCTCCAAACGCCGACCTTTACATAGAGCACGGCCCCTTCAAACGAAACGTTGTCGAACTTTCCGTCGTAGTTCCGTAACTTCAAGGATAACTCAGACGCTACCGCAGAGCCGACTTCAATTTTGCTGTTGGTCACGCTGTATCGGTCAATCTTTAATCCGCCCTGGACAATGTCCGCTTCGGTGATGGTAAAAGATTCCTTCCCGTTGGAAAATTCGATGGCTGCGGTCTGAAGGTTTCCCTCGTTAAAGTAATTTATAACGTCTTGCGATACGTTTACCATCAGTGTGCAACCCTTTCGATGATATTAAAGGATATCCCTTCCCAACGGCGCATCCTCGAATTGTACATCGGCACGGAGCGGTCGCCAACGTAAAACTCGCTGGTTTTCCAATCGCCAGCCATTGCGTCAAGGTAGGTAACATTGATATACTCCGGATTGAACGCTTTCAGGATAACAGCGGCTTCTTGAATGGTGGTGTACTTCCATTCCAGCTCCAGCTTGACGCACTGACCGAGCCGCTTCTTATCCATGATGTTTGCTTCCGTTCGGCCAGCATCGGATGCGGAAATATCCTGCAACTTCCACTGATAAGAAGAGGGGCATTTAAGATACTGCCCATCCACGCTCCGAATCGGATTGTACTGGTCGTAGTCCATAAATGCCCCTCCTTTAAGTGCCAATGGGAATAATTGTTTTGCCGTTTCTCTGGTTTACCCGGTTGATTGCCTGAGATATGCTGGAAACGGAAATTTCGGAAGTAGATTCCTTTTCAAGCAGAGCCTTCAACAACTCGTTCTGCTGGCGAAGAAGCTCATTCTGTTTGGCCATAGCCGACTCAACACCTTCGCGGATGCCCTCAACAATCCGATCGTTATTGGCAACCGCAGTGTGGCCGCCCATGCTACCAACAAATTCCGGGCCAGACTCTCTGGCCAAAAACAGCTGCCCATCATCAGGGAAACCGCCGTCAGCGAAACCGAACTTGTTTTTGGCAATTTTGATTACTGCGCCAAATGGGTTGAAAATGTCTGTCAGAGTATCATTGACCGTGTTGAAAACCTTTTCTCCGAAACTCTTGCTAGAATCAGACCAGGTATTCTTTAAGTCCTTTATCCACTGAACATGGCCGGTAATACCAAGACCAAGAGCGGCTCCAACACCAAGAACGCCAGCGCCAGCCGGAAGAGCTGTGCTTCCGATTGCACCGAGCGTACTAGCCAGCCCGCCGGAAGAACCGGAAGCGCCTCCAACGCCAAGCGCTTTGATTTTTCCGGAGATGAACGTAAGGGCTTCACCGGCTTTGGTTTTAATCAAATCCCATCCGTCTGAAACGATTTTCACAATGCCGGAATCCGTGCCAAACAAATTGGAGAAAAACGTCTTCAAACCGTTGTAAGCATCTTTCAGAACCGGAACCTGGTCGATAACCTCGCCAACTTTTGTTTTCAAATCATTGAATGTCTTGATAACATTTTTGATGCTATCAATAGTGCCGGAAAGGCTTTTAACGGCAGTCGATACTTTGTCGAGAGCGAGATAAGCTCCTTCGAATGCCTTTTGAATGGCAAGCCCCGCAGCGCTAAGAGCGCCGTTGTAATGGTATTCGTTTTCGACTTCAGCAATGCTGCTCTTGACATACGTTTTGATGTCAGAGAAAACGGACTTAAAGGCTTTTTTAGTTTCAACGATAGACTTCGAGGTGTTGGACAAGGCGCCAATAGAATCGGTGAACCCCTGCGAAATCTTCTTGCCGACATCCGACACAGCGTTGATGCCATCCGAGAAATCCGTGAACGCAGACTTGATTTTCTTGAGCCAGTCAGTCAGACCGCCGCCAACGTTCGACAGAACGTTACGCAGGCTTATGGCGGTCTTTTCGAGGCTGGTTTCGTCACCATTTGCAGTCATGGAAATGTTCGCATCGCCCATGCCATAGTTGTCCTGCGTCAACTGCTGGCCAAGTGCAATCACCGAATCAGAGAGCTTCTGCATCGCGTTTTCAGCAAGGTCTTTGGCACCGGAGATGCCATTGGCGAGACCCTGGTCGATATAGATACCAAACTGTTCAAAGAGCTTGGAAGGGGAGTTGATGTCGGTCTCGGTGGTGAACTTGTCAATAATGGTTCTGGCAAGATTTGCGGCCGCGCCAGTTGCGTTACTGATTCCGCTCTGAATTCCTTTTACAAGACCTTGCCAAACGTTTTTTCCGGCTTCATACATTTTTGATGGCAGAGAAGCGATTGCGTCTGCAACTGCATTCACCATGTTGGCAGCAGCTTTTCCTGCTTCAGCCGCCCAGTTTTCTACTCCATCCAAGAACTTTGCGAAGGATTCACCAGCCGATTTAATGTGGTCATCCAAATGAACAAACCAATCAATCACGCTCCCGATATCCGATATCAAATCAGCCAAACCAAGAAGAGCGTTAGCAATAAAGCCTTGATTCATCGAAACATCAAGGCGTTCTGCTTTGGTCGGGCCTTCGCCAACCCAGCGAACAAACGTTTTAATGTCTGAAATAAGGTCAGCCAATCCGAGAAGAGCGTTCGGAAACAGCGTTTTGTTCATGGTGACATCTAAACGCTCAGATTCGCTAATTCCATCTTTGACCCAACGAATAAAATCGGAAATACTGTCTACGATTTGAGCAAAACCGTCAACAAAGAAGGAAGCCATGTTTCCGGCATCAATTCCAAGCTGTTGGAAGGAACTGTGCCAATCGGATTTCAAATTAAAAGACTCTTTCTCGCTTTCACTTCCCAATCCGCGAATTGCAACAGAAACAGCCTCAAAGCCGATAACAGCCAGACCGGCCACTGAATGCCCGCTGACAATCAATCCAATCCCGGCTAAAGTCATAGCCAAGTCGCCCAAGTCTAAGTCTAGTTTTTTTACGACTTTTCGAATTGTTTCAAAAGCGTTAGAAACGTTTTCTTTCCATTCATCAGGCAAAAGGCCAAGAATCTGTTGCGCAAGTGTCTTAATAGACTCTTTTAGATGCTCGATAGACTGTCCGAGCTTTCCTTCGGTAAGGGAAATATTCCACCCCTGAGAAAAACCGAGCGCTGCGAGTTCGATAAGACTTTTAATTCTTTGCAAGCCGGTTCTGAACTTTTCGCTGTTTTGGTACAAATCTGCAAAGCGCCATGCAATCAAAGCGACTGTTCCAGCAATCACGACAAGTTCAGGATTGACAAGCAACAATTTTTTTCTTATTTCTCCAACAAGCTGTCCCAGCTTATAGGCCAATCCATGAGCATCATTTAACTGCTTAAAAAGAGCTTCTGCAATTTTCCATGCAGCAAATCCAGCAGATACACCAGCGATGATGGGAAGAAGTTTTTTAATCTTCTCTTTAATTTCATCAACGGAAGAGCCGACATAGTTCTTGAACATATCGTATCCGGACAGGTCTACATCGCCCAAGATGTTGCCAGCAGCACCAGCACCAGAGCCGGAACCACCGGAAGAACTCTTATCCTTCTGGATGACGTTCAGCTCATCAAAGCCCATGATGTAGTTCTTGAATGCCTTTGCAGCCTTGCCGGTCGCTTTGGTGGTATTGTCCATCGCATTCGTGACGCCACCAACAGCATCGCTTGCACTGCTAAAGTCCGGGAACTCCACCTTGACGCCCATCAAAGATGCGATGCCGGCCACAAGTTCTTTGACCAGTTCAACGGCTGCGATCAGCGGCGGGAGAATGGATTTCAGGGCAGGGTAGAGCAAAGAACCAACGGCGCGAGCCAAACTGTTCAGTTGTGCCTGCAAAATGCGAATCATATTGGCAGGGCTAGACAAAGTGCGGGCGAAATCGCCCTGTGCATCGGTGGTCTGCTTCATGATAGCAATGTACCGCAGAACGGCCTTATCAGCCTGAGACAGGGTAGAAACGCTCTGCGAATAGCCAAGATTGAGCAGTTCCTGTTGCAACCGCGCGTTAGAAATATCGACGCCCAGACGGCGAATGGGTTCAAGTTCGCCAGAGATAGCTGCTTGAATCTTCGTAAAGGATTCCGCAACAGGGATATTCTTCAAAGAAGCGAGGTCGTAGCCAAGCTGCGTCAGGTTTTTCGACAGCACATACGCCTTGTCGCTTGCTATGCCAAACGAAGTAGTCAAGCTCTGAATCGTTGCCATGTTGTTCATAGCTTCGGTTGGGTCAATGCCAAGCAGGGTCTCCATCTTGTTGATGAACGTGCTTGCTTCGCCGGTCAGCCCTTTCATGGACACGCCGAACAGGTTTGCAGCTTCATAATAGCTATTGAATTTTTCCGCTGCGTTGCCAAGATAGGTTGCGATAGCTTTTAGCGAGACCAACTTTGCCGTGTTCCGCATGAAGCTGTTCATCTGGCTGGAAAGGCTCATGTAGCTTTTCTTCTGCCGTTCGTTGGCAGCGGTCACACGGTTAGCCTGTGTAACTACCTTACTCAACTGCGGAGGGAGCTTTGCAAAGGCGTTGCCTACCGTTTCAAGCTGAGATGCAAGGGGAGTAAGAGCAGCGGATATCTTCTGACAAGAATCCGCAAAAGAATCAAGGTCTGCCGCTTTTAGCTTGTCGGTCAGGTCTGGCACAGTGCCAATCGCCTTGAACGCGCTGCCAAGCGATTTCAAGCCGGAAATATCCAAAATGGACAGGGGCGCAAGAGCATTTGTCAACTGCGTGATGCTACCAGACATGGAGTAGAAGTCCACGCCGTTTAGAGCAGATACCGCGTTCGGAACCTTCTTGATGGCATTCACAACGGAGTTAACACCCCTCACGCCAGCGGTCGTGTTGACAGAAGAGATACCATTCAGGAAGTTTGTGACCTTATCCAGACCGGAAATACCGGCAGACGCCTGTTTCAGCGCGGAAATGGAACTAGACAGCTTATCAAGGCTAGAACATACCTTGCCAATACTGCCCTTCGTCCGCAAATTAGAAATGGCGGTAGCAAGCTTGTCAATGTTAAGCTCTGCACCCTGCGATTCCGCAGAAATCTCTACGGATAAGCTAGTAATATCAACATCATCCATTGCTACCACCGTCCTTCTGATTCATCATAGAGAACATTGCCCTCTTGATGCGTTCTTGCGCTTCCAGTGCGCGTTGGTATTCGTACTCGTCCTGCTCTTTCTGGGTGAGAGGAATCGGCCTATCCATGTACTTGATGGGACTAGACCCTTTCTTGCGGAACATATTGCCAACCGTAGAGGAAAGCGCAGATGCGGTGTAGAAACCATTTCTCCATGCTTCAACATTGGCTCTGCGGGCGCGCAGTTCTTCCGCGTCCCGGTAGACCTTTGCCAACCAGACGTCATCTCGCCAGAATTGGTCATAGGTCATGCCAATGGAAATGTAATAGGCTTCTACATCGTGGAACAGCTTAGACACAGAGAATGGCTCTGTATTGCCGTCCGATTCTTGAGACTGTGAGGTTACACAATCTCCCACGTTGCGTTTTTTGCGGTCTTGTCCTCTTCATCGGTGGCAATCAGAGCCTTGATAGAATTCGCGTACATCTCCATCAGGGCAGCAATCAGACCTTCCTTGTTCTCAGTGTGCACAAGCATATCATCGACCGTCTTTCGGTTGATGCCCTTGTTGCGGGCAATGAACGCGCCATAGAACAGAACGGAAGTGTTCTTGATGGGGTTGATGCCGTTAGAGAACTCGTAAATCTGGAAGCCGTTGCGTTCAGTGGCTTCGGCGCTCTCGCGGGTGAAAGTCAGCTCGTAAGTGTTCTTGCCATCGGGGGAATGAAAGTTGATAACCTTAGCAGCCATAATAAATGCTCTCCTTTATAAATAGGAGCAGAACCAAATCCGTTGTTCAGTTCTGCCCGGTTTGATTGATTCGATTTTTGCGGTTTAGCCGCCGTTGATTGTCAGTGCCTTAGCGAACTTCGGCTTGGTGTGGAAAATGCAGTTGATGGTCATTTCCACAACTTCGTCCACGCCAAAACCGGACAGACCAACCTGATGCAGACCCTGCCAAGTAAAGCCAGAGCCGTCCTGCATCTTAATGGCATAATACTTGTCGGGGTTTTCTTCGGCAGATTCATCGTAGCCAGCTTTCTGCACCGATTCGTAATCTTCCTTGTTGTAGTTTGCGGTAAACGCCTTAGTATCGGACTGGATAATACCAAAAATCTGCTTCTGCATCGGATCAGACAGGGTGGTGGCATCCAGAAGGTTCGGGTCGGAAATCATATCCGGGACATCCTTGATGTCACACAACTTCGTCAATGCAGACTCGGTAGCGCCACAATACAGGGTGGTATTCAGACCGGAGATAGCAGTACTCATAGAATGTTTACCTCCTTAGTTTCGGTAAATCATTCCGTCCTCTCCGATTGTTGCCCCGTAGCTGCAATCAATCCGATAGACGGAATTGTTATACAGCCCATTCAACGGGGCAAACGATTTGCGATAAAAATTGAGCGGTTCAAGAATAGAATCCACGATGCCAACAATGGAGCGTGCTTCTGCAATACGCCCGGTGTTCTTGTTAGAGTAGACCCGCACACGCAGGGAAACGGCAGCATACTTGCTGTGACCAGCAGAATCAATGTGTACAGGCAGATTGCTGTTTTCCTCTATCTGCACACACGGAAACTTTTTGACGTTGCTGTCATTGATTTCGCCAGTGACGAAAATGCCGGGCACTTGCTTTCGCAGTTCCTTGGCAACAGCCGTGAAGATAGAATTGAAATAATCAATCAACTATTCCAAACCTCCCTCCACGTTGCTTCAACCTGAGAAGCCATTTCCTCAACAGCTCCCCACATAGCCATAGCTGCATCGTTGCCGCTGGTGTAATTCAACTGACCTTTGCCGTCTACTTCCTTGACAGGCGTACCAGCATTGCCGGATTCTCCGTAGTAGTACCAGCGCTTGTGCTTGCCGTTTTCTTTGCCGTATGTGCCATGTTCACCAATGTTATCAGGCAAAGGGAGCGGGCCGACTGTTCCGGCAGCGCCCCAGCCCTGATGTGTAACGCCGGTGCCAAACTCGATGTGAGCAACCGCCTGCCCCTCCGCTAGGATGGTGCAAGAAGCGCCGTTTTGGATAACTTCGCACTTAACATCGTTTTTGCCAGCGTATTGGGCATTGGCAAAACGGATTGTTGCAACAGCAAGACCTTTATCGGCAAGCGCCTTTGCGAATAACTGTGCCTTTCGGTTCAGGGTGGCCTTATATTTGAGAATATCTTTCTCAGCCTGTTTAAGTCCGGCATCGCTCAACCTCACTTTAATTTTCACTTGCAGCCACCTCTTTCAGCGCATACTTCGTGTCTGTAATATGCTCTGCGACATTGACCACAATGTAATTGAAGGGCTTTGAAACGTCCGTCTGAAACCAGACGTGTGTGCCTTCATAAAGCGGTGTGTTATGCTTCCTGCTAGACGAGCTGACAATGTAGCTGTAATCCGTGAACGCGCCGAAAGGGTTTGCTTCCGCAGAACCAGTAGGGGGGCTAACGTTCAGCATCAGTTTTGCGGGGGTACTCCACGATTCGTATGCGGATTCGCCAGTCTCGTTTCCCCATTCGTCCACAACAGGCGTTTTCTCGCCGACCGGGTTTGAATACCACAGCGGGCGTTTATCCAGCGGGCTTCCATTGAACATCAGCCGATAACACCTACTCTCGGAACCACTTCATTCAGCAAGGACTGCGCCACATCAGAGCTTTCCCACACACGAGTGATGCCGTTGTTGGTGTAGCTCGTCTGTCCGTTTGCGCCGATGTGGTTGTACAGTTCCGCTGCAATGCGTATCTGCAACGACTGATACTGCGAGGGTAACTCGTCCGGTTTGTTGCCGAAAGGGTAGCCCTGCGCAAATATTTTGTCTTTGGCAAAATCAAGCAGCAGGTCGAAGAGTGGGTAGTCTTCGTCCGTGATTTCACGGTCAAGTGCGGGGGCGATGTACTGTCCCAGCTTGACTGCCGCTTCGGAATACTGGTCTCCCATGCTGCTTTCCTCCTTTCGCCTTAGTAAGCCTTGATGCAGTACACAGCGTCCATGCGTTCAAAGGACGGCAGGACGATTTCGGAGACGTAGATGTTGGTGTTGACAGGATGCACGGTCTGCTCGGTGGTAACAGCAACGCCAGTGTTCACAACGGAAACCTGTGCGTTGGAGATTCCGGCCATCAGGTCGACTTCCTCGGGGGTGGCAACATAGTACATATTGCCCAGAGAACCAGAAGGAGCCAGCACGACATAGCCATCAGGCAGATACTTTTCGGCAGCAGCGGTCTCCTCCGGCTTGTACATCTTGTCGTACAGATGGATGCGAATACCAGATGCGCTTTCGATAACAGAACGTGCTTCAGAATCGACAAGAACGGCGGTGGCGGTCTTCATAACCGTCAGGAACCGGTTCTTAATTTCATCCGCAGCAATCATCTTGTGGAAAGTGTTGGTGTTCATGTAGGCATCGGTGATAATCTCGCCAGTGTTTGCCAGCACGGTATTTGCGGCAGTGGTCATCGTGGCGATGGGGGTTGCAGTAGTAGGAGCATCCCACTTCTCCTTGGTAGCCAGAGCCTTGTAATTGGACTGCTGCCAAGTGCCGTCCGGGTCGTAATCGTAGACGTAACTCACGCCGTTGGATTCGATGGAGATGCCGGGCTTGCCAGTCTTAGGAGCCAGAAGCTGCCACACCATTCGCTCAGGCACAATGCGAGCACCAGTAATAAGCTGTGCGGTATCATCGTAGACACGATTGATAACGTCTGCCGCAAACTCCTGATTGGTAGCCAGAACAGAGATAATCTTGCGGCGATCTTCCTCGTCAATGTGAGTGCCCTCACGGAAGAACGGCATACTGGTCTCGGTCATCTTGATGCCCTGACGAGTACGGAACGTAGCCTTAGTGTCGAACACGCTAGGCTTCAGCGAAACGCCAACGCCCTTGTGACCACGCAGCCACTTCAGTTCCATGCTGACCTTCTTACGGGCAGGGAACAGAGCATCAGAAGCATAGGGCTGCGCATTGGTCGGGTCATTCGTCCAGTAGGCGGCAATCGCAGCAGGGGAGAAGATTTCATTCAGATTCAGTGCCATAATTTATTCCTCCTTACTCGCTCTTTGCGCCAACATCGGTACGGCAGAAAACGGCGGGAACAGCCTTTTTCAGAGCGGCAATATCGTTTGCAGAATAGGTAAAGCCGGACAGCTTTGCCTTGTCCACATCAATAACGCCCTGAATCAGCAGCGCACCATTGGGGTTGACGGAAGGGTCAACAGTGTGCAGCAGAATGCCAATGGCATCGGTGGCTGCATCAGCAGCACTGGTGCCAGTAGTGGCAGCAGCTTTCAGGCCAGTCTTTGCCATAGGATAGCCAGCCTGAACAGCATTGGTCTCCTTGACGGTAAAGGGAATGGCAACGTAGGTATCAGCAGCCAGAATAGTGCTTTCAGGAGCCGATACCGGAGTATTGGTGTACTTCATGTTTTCCTCCTTAATGGAAAGCAGTCATTGCGTCACTTGATGCCTTGTTTGCGTCTGCGCGCTCCTTCGCAAAGCGTTTAGCAAAGGAAACGCCTGCGCTATCTGCGCCATCACCATTGCCATCCGCACCCGGAGGTGTGGGCATATCCTTCAGCAGAGAAGCCTTGTAAGCGGTGTCGTGGGCAGTCATAAACTCCGACTGGAACTTAAACACCTTGTCCATGTCACCTTCGGCCAGTGCGGATGCAGCCTTGTTAGCAAGCTCAGCGTCATAACCCTGTGCAACGAACTTCTCGCGGTAAGATGCAAGGGTCTTTTCCTTGACAAGGTTCTCCTTGTCTGCAGTCAGGGCTTCAATCTGCTTCTGCATCTCTGCCAGCTTGTCAGCCTGTTCCTGTGCGGCATTCTCGTCATCGGTACGCTTTGCCTTGAGCTGCTTCTTGTACTCAGCAGCTTCGCCATTGGCTTTCGTCACTGCGTTGCGCAGCTTCTCGACCTCTGCGTTAGGGTCTGCAACCTTTTCCAGCGCAGAAATGATTTCATCGGCGGTCATGCCCTCTTTGTAGGCATCACCAAGCAACACATTGAGTTTCATATCGTTAATTTCCTCCTGCGTTTTTTTACCGTTGCTTCCCTGCAACGCTGCGAAATTTGTATCCCGGCTTCCCTGCCGTGTTTATAGCAAAGGGCTATTCGCCCTCTGTTTCTTTATTGATATCGGTAGACTGCTTGTCTGCCGTGTTCCCGACATTTATGTCGGTGGCATCCTGTTTAGGCTGTTCCTGCGGCTTCGGTGCTTTCCCATCCTCACCCAGCTTTCCAGCAGCAATCAGGAAGGGCTTGCTCATTTCGTAAGCAGCCTGCGGGTCTGGGAACAGACCAGGCGTAGTGAATGCCAACTGCGGGTCAATCGGCTGCTGAATCATCTGTGCAAAAATCTGAACTTTGCTCTGCTGGTTGTCATACTGACGGCGCGGCAGTTTAATGTTGATGTCGCTTGCCATCAGCTTAGAACCAGCCGCATCACGCAGGATTTTCAGCATTACAGACAGGCTTTGGCGTTCAGCATACTTGAACATATTCTCGTACTGCTGCGCCCTCGCTTCGGTGTGATTCCAGCCGTTGCGGACGATGACTGCACCCACGTTATCGGACGTTGCATTCTCGCTACCAGTGGCACTAGGCATGGCAGTTAAGCTGCGGTACACGTTCAACATGGAGTCAAGCAAGGTCTGGCTCTGCTGCTGGTCAAGCTCGTTTGCAATCTGCGATACAGAAGCAGGCAGGCCAGAAGTGGATTTCAGGCACATTGCGCCAAGCTCTTTTACTTGGTCGAGAGCATCCTTGTCCACAAGGCAGTTGGTAAACACCATGATGGACTGGATGAACTGTGCCACACCGTCCAAACGGTTGCTTTCAAGGTCGTTGATGGCATCCAGCACAGGAATTGCGGGTTCAAACAGACCCATCCGCTCCGGGTTCAGCTTGTATTCGACCATCGGCAGCATTCCAAGGGAATGGCTCTCCGTTTTCGTAATTTTGCCGTTGTCGATTTCAAAGTACTGGTTTGGCGTATACACGCAAATCAGGTCGTTCAGGTCATTCTGATAATTGCGTGGGATGTGCAGCACGTTGGCGATGGGTTTGTGCCCGATGCCGGAGTTGTAAATCACATACGCCATATCCGGGTCTGGAACGTCCACCAGCAAGGGCGTTTCGTCCGGGTAGTTGCCGTTGTACCCCTTGTCAGGAAGGACAATGCGGTATCCCTGTCCGCACTCTAACATCCACTGCCAGAGCCGCCGATCAAGCGCATCCTTGCCCTCATACTGCAAAGCATTGGACAGGCGGGCGATTTCCTCACCATCACCTGTTGCCGTTTCAGACCGCACATAAGAGCAGGGAGTGCCGCTCATGTAGCCTGTGTAGAAGCCAACACATTCGTTGGCGTGGTTCTCTACAATGCGATTGGTTATTTCAGCGTGGTACTCTTTCGTGCGGTGGAGGACAGGCTGACTACCCAAGTAGTAGTTGTGCAGAAAGCGAATCTCGTTCTTGTTCAGCAGATGAATAGGTTCTGCCTTACCCATGACCACTTTCAGCACGTTTGCCAGATTGATTTCCGTCTCCGGCGTTTCAATCGGTCTGCGTCCCGTCAGCGGCTCATTCAGAAAACCGCCAACGACTATTTGATACTCAGCCATGTTCTCCTCCTTTCCGGCAAAATAAAAAGCGCAGCAAGACAGACCTGTTAAGGTCTATCTCACTGCGCCAAAACTGCGCTTCAAAAGCTATTTACTTTTCTGGTGGATGGATGATTTTCACCCATCCTTCCCTTGTATCTCCTTCGATAACGCCCTTGCATCTGTCGCACTTGAAATGGTATCGTCCGTCCACTTCGCCAAGATAGCGGTTGCAGCGGACGTTCTTATAGATAGGGTTCTGCCGGATACAAGGGCAACAGATTCTAACTAGCATGAGCGCTCCTTTCGTTGGATTTCTGGAAACAGGCTGTTGAGCACAGACCTGTCAGAAGCTACTAGGAAACTATTCGCACTTCCAGCCATGCTATTCTTCGCCCGAAGAAAACCATTGCAGCTGTTTCATTCTGCTGTCGGACAGATGTTTGGCTGCAATTTTGGTGCTGCATAATGGATTTGAACCAATGTATGCCCGGTTATGAGCCGGGTGCTCTAGCCATACTGAGCTAATGCAACATAAAAACCTGGCTTAGCAAGCCGTTGCTCTTTGCAATGTGAAAAATCTTAAAAGCATTGCATTGAGAGCCAGGAATAACGGCAGAGGTATTATCAGGAGAATATGTCCACGCAAAGCAAGAGAATTGTTGTGCTGCGTAGCGGGTTTGAACCGCTTCGTGTCAGTTGGGGGAGTACAAACAACGTTTCGTCCACTCGAAAACGCAACATATAATCCCCACGACAGAGAAAGGCGGCTGTCGTGGGTGAGTAAGAAAGAAGGGTAATGCAACAACATGCCGAGTAAAAATGACCAAAAACTCGACAATGCAATACCTTAGAGGAAGCTGCAAATCTTCCTGCTTATATTTTAAGGCAAAATGCAACCAAAAATCAAATTTTTGTTTCCAAGCACTGCTATATATGACACTTTTCTCAAAAAGGCCTCTTGACAGGCTCAATTTTACTGATTCCGTTATACAATTCATCAGCAAGCTGTGCCAGACTGTCCGGTGCATCATCGTGCGGAACTTTGCCAAGCTGTGTGAACATCGTCACCTGTTCCATGAACGCCTTGTACTCTTTCGACTGGTGCTTTTCGTCAAGGAAATAAAACCGCTTAATGTCCGGCGCATACTGGATGATTCTTGACAGTTTGCTTTGGCCACTTGGCGCACGCTGGCTACGAACAGAGCAGTGATAACCCTGCTGCCGGAGCTGGCTGTCTACCACGTCGCAGTATTCGTCACCGCCGTTGTTGGCTTCTCCACGCACCACGTTGATTTTGTGCTGGATGATTTTTCCTACGACTTCTGGTCTGGTCACGGTCTTATCGCCGTTATTGAACACAAGGTCTGGAATGAACACGGCATCACCATACACATAGGCGATAGGACAGGCCGTGAAGTCGCCACCACCCCATGCAATATCCATGACCATGAGCTTGCGATCGGGCTCTCCATCGGGCAGAACGCCGTTGAAATACCGCAGTTCATCGGCAGGAAAGAGCAAGCCTTCACGCACATAGGGCTTTCCCATGTACTTTGCCCACCATGTTGCATCATCAATGCTTGCTTTCATATCGGCATAGTAAGCATCGTCAAAGCCAACGCCATAGTCATAATTGAAGTTGCTGTGTCCGTTCTCATCCACCGCAGGAATCACACGAAAGCGGTACTTCGGGTTGTCTGCATATTGGTTCTGAATGCGTCCTAGAGGGTCAAGCACGTTCCAGCGTGTACCGACCATCAGTTCCAATGCGCCTTGCTTTTTGCGGTCTTTCAGCTGGTTCAAATAGGCATCGTACTTGTTGTTCAGACGTTCAACGTTCAGGCTTTCCTCCAAGTCCTCGATCAGGTCATCGCTGTACAGAACGCCTCCCTCACCGATTTCAACAGCACCAGTCAACGTGCCGCCGATGGAGCGGCAAGTCAGGGTTGGAAAACGCTTCTTTCGGTTCAGGTCAACGCTTTCGTCCTTTGCGCTCTTGTCTACAAGCTGAACGTCAGGGAAGATTTTGCCCCAGTTGTAGGTAACAGGGTCAGTGATGATGGACAGCACTTCGCCGTAGAAGCCATTGGTCAGCTTGTCAGAATGCCCGCTCATAACCGATGCAACGTCAGGGCGGTTGCCCATCAGCCATGTGATGAAGAAGATGCACAAGGTACTGTTATGGGTAGGAATCAGCCGCTTACCAGCGCAGTACACGCCTCCCTCAACCTGAATGCAGTTACCCTGCTTCGGCTCGATGCGTTCAAACCCGCAAAACGCCACACGGCGAGGTTTGGAGAACTCCTTTAGCTGCTTTCGAGGAACAACGCAGGGAATAGGACAGGTGGGGTTAAAGGAAATGACATACACTACTTTTTTACCTTGAATGCCACTAGAAGAAAGACATGGTTCATGCTCGGAAACAGAGCAACGCCATCCAAACGTAGAAACCAATGTAATAAAATCGTCCTTTAAGCGAGATTCCGTTGTCGAGAAATCGTATCGGTGTTCTTTTGCTCTTAATGAGCCATCCGTGTCTAGCAGTCCAGCCAATAGCTCCATACGCTGTGAAATGCTAGCAGTGAAATATTCTTCTGGAATATGTTTGACGCATCTATGATACGAATAGCACATACCAACTTTTTGCAAATCAAATCTAAGCCCATCAAAACGGAAATGCTCAACGCCTGTCGTTTTATGAACATCATGCCATTTTATAGAGTAACCATCACTTATAACACGTTCTATTATGCACCTATCTTGTTTTGATTCATATAAAAGGCCATCTTGATTTGAACCATCGCCAAGCCATGCCCCCAATGTGTATGGAGGGACGGGAAGTTTTTTGTATTCTCCATCGACAAAATTCTTAAACAGCGCTTGATAGTGATACCGATGCTTTCTTGTGTTTTCAACGCCTGTTTGGTAATCGGGTATCATCTGTTTGGTCTCGATTACATCGAATCTGTTCTTGTGCCGGTTATAAATAGGCCATTCGTGGTTTTCATGGCAATCAATGTAAGTGCCATCAGTAAAATAGCAGCGCACGTCAAGCTGACACTTAGGCGAAACAGCCAGCACTTTTACAAACTGACCTTTCGGGTTGATGACTTCATCGCCGACCTGCAAATCGCCGTGATTCTTCCAGCCGTTTCGTGTGAGAATCGGCGTGTCATCGCTCAAAGCCTTGCCTGTGCGAGGCGGTTGGCTAACCCCCAAGAACTCTATCTTGTGGTTAAACAAATCTTCCAAATCACGAACCAGCGTCAAAAGCACCCTGCGTCTCGGCTGATAGAACTTCTTCTCCGGTGCACGATTCCATTCAAGGTAGATACAATAGCTGTCGAACACATCTTTAGCTTCAAACAGGTACGTCCGGCCGATAATGTCATAGACCTTTGCCACGTCCTCGCCTGTTTTCATCTTGCCCATCATGGATGCGCAGACAGAGCGCAGCTCACCAGAGTATTTGTAGGCATCGAACCGCTTGTCCTGTGGCAGAACATCTCTTAGGTTCACCACCGCCTGAAACCAGTCCTCGTAGACCTGCGCTTCGGTCGGATTCTGTTTTGCATACGCTTTGATACTGTCGATGATGGCGATACACTGCTTTGGCTGCATAAAAAAATAGGCACCCCCTACCTGAAAATGTAAAGAGTGCCTACAACTGCACAAAAATCAAATATTCGGTTTTATAATTTCACTTCAGAAAATCATTTACTGAAATCCATCTTAATAAATAGGTTGCTCAGTTTATTTGACTTCTTCCGCAAGCTGATTGAGCCTGCGTTTCAGCTCGTCCGCATCGTAGTACAAGGCGTCTGCGACAGCATTAAGAATATCAGGCTTGTTGGTGTAATCGCACAGCGCTTCAATGAGTTTCAAACTCTGTTCTGACAATTTTACGGATTTCATGCTTTATTCCTTTCTCCGACTATGTAAAGTAGGTTTTGGTTGTTCGTCTCCTAGCATCAGCTTATAGCGGAGATACTTTTCGATAATACTGTGTCTTTCTGCCAATGTACCATAAATAAAGACGAGAGCATCTTTAGCAGCATCGTATTCATTCGGGAAAATGACAATTTCCTCGTTTG